TATATATTCACAATCCTTTCCTTAAATTCTTTAATAGATAAATTACTCTTCATTACATTAATCTTATCCTCACAAATAACAATATTTCCTTTTATATATCCTTTATTAGAATCTATCCTATCCACAGAAGGTCTATAATCTTTTGAAAACGGGATTCCAGAATAATAACATTTCCCCTCTTGTGCTTTGTACATCTCATTTAAATATTCTTCTGTAATATCTAATTCCTTTTTTATATTATTTTTATTACTATAATTATATTTTCTATACTCACAATTTCTTTTACATTTATCTAATAACCACTTTCCTATATTTTCCCATTTCTTTTCTTCCTCTTCATCTCGTGCACACTTACTACATAAGAAATTTCTATGCTTATCAAATTTAGAAGGATCTGTTTCTCCACACTTTATACATAATTTATCAGAGTGTTTATATATAACCCTTTCTTCAGTATTCTCACCTTTTAATAATTTAGAATTAACTTGATATCCTTTAGGTGTTTTTAAAAGAGTGTACTTAGGATGTGAGATTTTTAAAGTTATATCTTTTGTATTCTTAAGTATTCCAAATAAACCTTCTGTATTAAATTCTTTTAATCTTCTTGTAATATTATAAATAGTTCCAATAACACAATCTATATTATTATCATCTAAAATTCGTTTTAATTCTCTAGCTGGAATTTTATCATATGATGGTAGAATGTTATAAAACATTAGAATGAAAGCTTTGTTGTTTAATGTTAGATCTGGATTAATTAAAAAATCTGGACAAGATAATGATGTATGAATTTTAAATCTTGGAGCGAAGCCATTGCTGGAACAATCTTCAATATCTCCAGATGAAATTAAATGTTTTGTGGATACTTTTATTACTTCATCACTTATACCGTAAGTAGATAATTGAGAAGATAAAATACTTGCAATTTCGTCTTCTTCTTTAAATGCATTAAGGATTCTTAATACTACTTCTAATTTAAAATTTTCAATTGTTTTCATATTATGTTTTTTTGTTGTTTAGTTATACAAAGATAGAGTAGATAATCTAAATAAAAATAATTTTTAAAATTTTTTGTATTTTAAAGTAGATAGGGTTTTTAGTTTAATATTATTCTATAATAACTAAGCAAAAATAAAAAATTTTTTATAAAAAATTTCTGTAGCTCTGAAAATTCTATAATTATCCCACCACAACACCCCGTGACCATCTTTGAATAAAAAACATTAAATAAAACACAAAAATCATGAAAGGTAGAAGTAAATTTTCACAAGGTCTGTCTAAAGAATTATTAAATTCTCCAGTTGTAGTTCGTAACGCAGAAGGCGGACGTGAAATTGGAGATGTTGTTGACTTAAGTGATGCAACATTTAACCCTGAATATAAGTTCATAACTCAGGATGGACAAGAACGTGTTGTTCAAGGTTTTGTTCGTGGAGAGGGAGAAGCACAAATATTAGTACTCTCTTTATCTCAGCTCGTAAACAGAGTCAATGGACTGGATGAGGCAAAATCAGGATTAATGAAGCAACTCCGGAAGTGCACGACTTTAGGAGAAATCCTAGAGGTTATGGATGATGTTGAAGCTGTCAAAGTCATTGACGTGAAACGCGTCCCGAATCGTTTCATTCCTGGCACGGAAAGAACTCTGTGCCTCTGGGATGAGGCTTAATATAAAGGATAGCTAATGCTATCCTTTATTTATATGTATTATTAATATTTAAAATTAACACAAGATTATGAAAAAGATTAAAAATTTAACACAAGAGGATTATAAAGAATTAAGCCAGAAACTTAACTCGTTTAAAAGAGAAAATCTCCATCACTCAATGGAGAAGTCTTATGTAAGAAAAGAATTATCTAAAATTCTCCCGATTAGAGAAGGGTTAATTTTAAAATTCTTATCTGAGGTAGGAATTTTAGAAAGTACTTCCACAAAAACAGTGGATTGGACTGACGATGATCCTATTTATGTAGGAAAGATTAAAAATGCTCTAGAATTATTCAGGAATTATAATCTAGAGCGTAATATGAGTATTACAGAAGCAAGAAAACAAAAAGCATTTTCTATTGAGGATGCAATAAAACTATTGCTTGAAACAGGAGAGTATAAAATATATAAAAGAAAAACGAATGGGTTGAAATATGACCTATTCGATTTACCTAGAATGGTTAATGAAGGTTCGATTCCTTCACTAGGTACTAAGGGAGTTGTAATAATATTTTTCAAGTGATAATATTTTTTAAGTGATTAGAAGTGAGAGATGGGATTTTTGTGACTCTAAACCACAAATTTTCCCCTTTTCACAACACTAATCTTCAACATTCACTAAAAATTTTCTCCGTAGTTCGTAAAACCACGGAAAATCTTGTGTTAATGAAAGAGGTGAGACAAGTTCTAATCTTGAACCCTAATCACCTCTTATTTTTGTCTCCTAGTATCAATAAATATATAAGCTGTCGTGTCTATAATTTATAACTTTAAATTTAAAATTATGGAACCAATATTAATTATTTTAATAGTACTTAATGCAATATGTATAACTGCGTTAATAGTATTGTTATCAAAATTTAAAAAGACAGCTAGTCCTTGGGTGTATAGAATTTATTTATTCTTTACAATATTAACTCTTCTCTTTTGTTGGATAAGAGTTATAATATAAATTACAAGGATTATTAGATAAAGATCTATTTAATACGTTATTTAGATCAAAATTTAACAGATTAAATCGAAATATGATTTATGATATATGCTCAAACGTATGATGATAAGTGTATATAAAATTATATATCTTATCTAAGGATATGTAAGGTCCCATAGCTTAATGGTCAAAGCAACACACTCATAATGTGAAGACTCTAGGTTCAAGTCCTAGTGGGACCACGATATTGATTTTCAGGGTTTCTGTTTAGAATCTCTCTGGTTAATATTTTGTGATATTTTGTGATATTTTTCATAATTGGTGTTTAACATTAGCATTTAATATGTCCATATTAATGCACGAGATGTGATATCTCCTTCCTTTAAATTAAAGGAGAGTTTAATACTCTCCTTTTTTAAATTTGTTTATATGAAAAAGATAGATATAAAATATATAATAACAGTAATAGGAATATTTATATTCTTAATGTTACTATTCTCATTAGAATCCATCATTAATTCTATTTAAATAAGAGCGAATATCCAAATTGGTTAAGGGAATAGTCTGCAAAACTATATTGTGAGAGTTCGAGTCTCTCTTCGCTCTCTTTAACAACCATTAAACACAAGACCATGAAAATAGTAATTAACAGATCCGGCGTTGGATTAAATCTCTCCTTATCCGCGATAGAGTACTTAATTAAGTACAAGACAATCAAATCCTTATCTGATGTGGAAAACCTCGATCGATCCAACCCAAGATTAGTAAGATGTATTGAGGTATTAGGCGATGATTCATCATTAGATATACTAACCGTGATCACAGTCAGAGATGATTTTAAATATAAAATCTCTGAAATTAAAGTAAACAATATCCACAGAGAAGTTATTCTTGTGGAGTAAGATATTACATATGTAAATCTAATTAGTGTACAATAATTAGATATTCCAAGCTCTACTGGTTATAGAGTATAAATATTTAAACCTGAATTTTTAGATTTTTTTCAAATTGACCTAAATCTAATATCTTAGGATTGGATATAAAACAATCCCGGATTTAAGATAAGCGTGGAATACTTATTGTTAAATCAACTTCTTAGTAGTTTAACTGGTGAAAACGTCACGTACAGTAGGAAATATTAGTTCGAATCTAATCTAAGAAGCAATAAAGAAACTCATATAATTTATATCTTAATATTAATACTAACCTCTTCCGAAAAAGGGCAATAGTAGGATTGGAGTGGGTTCAGTGCTCTTGAGATAGTATCAAAATCAGCAGTATTGCAGATGAGCTGTAACCACTCCTTTTAAATATTTAAATATGTCAGCTAAATGTATTGATTGTGGAATGTCCTATGATGGATTTGATTCTCATATGGTTATGTTACATAATTATTTATGGGAAGAAGTTAGTGCTGGAGATTTAGGGATTTGTTTATGTGATAAATGTATAGAAAAAAGATTAGGAAGAAGAATTGCAAAAGAAGATTTAATTCCAAATCTTCCGGTTAATGATTTATATATACAAATGTATTTAGAGCTATGAAAAGGAGAAAATTACCGAAAGAGATAAAGAGATGGATTAGATTCTTTATGAAAAGTAATGCTTATTTTAATTATGATTGGGCATTTATGTTATATATAGAGAAAGAAAAACTATCTCAATGTATTAAATTCTACACTATTTATGGATGTCATGTCAATAATGATAGAATAATTTCAAGAATGCAGCTGGCTATAAGATTATTAGATATTGTTATAGATGATGATGTATTTTTTGAGGGTTATATAAACTCCAAAAATATAGATAGATTCTTTCCTAAAGATGCTTTATCCATTTACGAAATAAACATTCTCCCAAGTCTCCGAATTCAGAAAGCTTGGTATTTATATAATAAATTAAGGTATTATTATATGAAAGAGTGGTGGGATTAAATACGTTTTATTATAATTTAATTTTAACATTTTAAAGCAGCAAAGTTAGTGTAGTTAGATATAAAAATATACTCGTAAAAGAGCCTGTAGTCCTTAAAGGATAGTGGTGATACTAAGCCAATTATTTGTATTTAAATATGAATAAGGGTATGATTCCAAAAGCTGCGAAATTTAAGATGGGAATCACCATGTAAGAAATTACATGAGATCTCTGATAATCTATAGTACCTTTATAGAAAAACAGAGGGTGAAGTTAAGGTACAGCTTCATGGGTATCATGAGATACCCGGTGCAGGAGATTTTATACATCTCCGAATCTGAATATTTAATAGTACTTTGCGCATCGGAATGCACTCGAAGGATATTACGAGGTTAAGGTTCGACTCCTTACAAAGTACCTAAGTAGTAATTATTTAAATATTCATATTATGGAAATTAAAAATGAGAATAAAGTATTTTTTGGAGAGAGTGGTATTACTTCTACTTCTGCTACATATTTATGTAACATTGCTAGAGAGTTATTAAAGGATATAGAATCATCTTTAAATAATATCTCCTTCATTACTGAGGAAGTAACACTCTTTGGATCTGAGAATAAGATTAGAACTAAAGAAGGATATAATCTATCCGAACTATCTGATTTAGATTCCAAACTTACTAAAGCTGCACAACTAAAAGCATTTATAGCATGGATGAGTGAAGGAATTAAAGCAAAAGATGTGGAAAGTGAGAGACTTAAAGAATATACTTTATCTGATTTCACAAAGGATTTCCCTGAATATATAGTACAGAGGTCTGAAAATTCTACACTAGATATTAATTATGGGCTTGGGAAATTAAGCATCTCAGAACGAGTTAAATACCTCTTCTCAGAAGCTTTAACTTCTTCAATCGGGAAATATATTCATAATAATGGTGCTTTAAGAAAGGCTTATAGTGAGCTTTTAAATATTGCACATAATAAAGTGAATATAACCACAGAAGCAAAAGATTCTATAGTTGTAGTTACTAATAAAATCCCAAGTGTGGATACTAAAGAAGTAGAGAAGATCATGCTTAAATACCAAGATTTGCGGAGAGAGAATGAGAAGGTTCTAAATTCCTTAAAATCTAAAGTAAAAGATTATGATCACGAACATCAAATGTATATTAATCTTGAACAAAAAGTGGACTTGGAATCATACAAAGAGGATATGGAGATAGTACGTTCAAAGTATAATGAGTATGTATTAAATAAGAGATCAGAAATTGAGAAACTTAAAATCATCATCCCAGATGAGTTAAGTGGTATTTATAACGATCTTCATACTATCTCAAAAGGAAAATAGATAAAGTAGGTAATACTTAAATCCATTTGGATGGAGGTATTTTTATATGTATAGATTATATATATATAATAAAATTTAGCTAAATAATATAGGTAAGAACTTATAACTATTTATTTAAGGAAGAATCCTCAAGAAGATGTTTTTATTTAAATAAATATACTTATTTAGATATAAAATATACTCCTCTTTCTGTCTTAACCTTAGTCCTTGAGAGGATTCTTGTCTTTGACGTATTCTTTGGCTGTATTTATATAATCTATACATAACTACTTTATATAAAAATATATATAAGAAAAGACCTGGTTTCTTGTGTTGTTACTAAAATCATAATTATTCCGATTCAGAAGGTTATATAGAAAATTTCTCTATATAGCTTTCTGAATTTTTTATTTAAATTTGAATTAAAACACACTATTTCTAATTTTCCTGAGTGGTTGAAGTTAGAAGTAGAGTACTCTTTTTTGTATATTTTATTAAGCCTAGATACTCTAAAACTATTTTTAAGTCAACTACCAGATATGGTATGTTTGGACTATTATAGATTTTCGGAGTTCTAGGCTTTTTTATTTTCATTTTTCAAACTCGGATTTTCAAGTATGATTATCGTGAATGTATTAATTAGATATAATGATCTCGTTTTATTATTTAAAAAGAGGCATAAAAATGTTTGGGATTCTCTTGAAGGTCCATTATTTAGAGCTGAAACAATGGAATCTTGTGCTAGTAGAATAGTGAAAGATTCTATTAATCATAGGTTTAAAAGAGAGAAGTTTATAAGGGTTGATAGAGACAATGATTTAGATGGACAGAGATATTTCTATTCTATTACTTTAGATCATATTCCGGAATTTATACAGCTTCCAGAAGATTTAATTTCTTGTAAATGGTTTAGTCTGCGGGATTTAAAACATGTTAAAATATCTAAGAATTTAAAAGTGTTGTTTAATTAAATATTATTATTATGGCAGAATATAAAAATGAAGATAGTGCTGGAGTAATTGCTTTTGGAGTTATTTTAATAATCTTAACTCTTTTAGGAGTAATAAATCCATGAGAACAACTTCCAGAGAGAGATTTAGGGATTATTTTAAATCTACTAAGACTATATATGGGAGAACTGTTAGAGGTATCTCTGATATATTAGATCTTAGAGAGAATAGAGTATTTAAAACAAATGGTAAATTTGGGGTTAATTGGATGGGATGGATGATATTAAAGTCCTCCGGATTTGGATATTGGTCTATCTCATCTATGAAACTTCATCCTATTTATTCCATAGAAGAGGATGGGGATAAATATAACTTAAATGTGGTAAAAGATACCTTAAATGAGAGAAGTGCTAAAGATTATTCCAATTTATCTATAAAAGAATTATTCGATATAATCTCCCCAGAATTTAATGGAATGGTTTATATAGGAGATGAGCTTGATAGCGATCAATCGTTCTTAAATTCTCTTAGATATAAATTAGATCCCGAATTTGATTTAAATAGTGTTAAAAGTAAAAAGATATTTATATATTAAAAAGCATAAAATATGGAAGAAGGAGTTACTAAAGCTACTTATTTAAATAGTATCATTTCAAGTTTATCTGACAAAATTGATACTAGATTTATTTCGGATGGAAAACATACATTTGGGGAATTATACGATTATATAGCATATTTAGAAGCTTTATATTTAACTCAGACCAATGTATATAAAGCAGTTAAACGTACCATAAATAATACTACTTTTATAGTAGTAAAATCTCGTGAATTCCCTCAGGGAGATGTAATTCAGACAAGTAAACTATATCCGATTAAATATATAGATCTATTTGCAGATATTCCAGAGGATAAGGAAATATCTCTAGTTAATATTCCACTCACTGATTTTTATATATAATTATGAGTACAGAAATACTTTCATATAATAAATTCCAAGAAATTTTAAATCCTTATAAGGAATTTTGTGTGGAGATGTGTGAGGTTTTAGATACTACAAGAGTTCTTATATCTGAAATATTATCTATCACTCCTCTTAATTTAGAGCTTCCGGATATAAATAGAATTATTGAAGAGAATCAATTAGATTTAGATTTAACAACTGAGAAATTATTACTTGAAATTGATAAAATGTTTGTGTAATGGATATTATATATTTAGAATGTGAGTGTAATTGTTCTGAACATTTAATACGCTTTATCTCTTATGAGGGAGAAGAGGAGATTTATATAGAATATTATTTAAATCCGGAAGTAAGTTTTTGGAAGAGATTAAAAATTGCTATTAAATATTTATTTAATAAAAGATGTAAATTCGGAGCTTTTGATGAAGTAATTGTAAATAAGGAAAGATTAAAAGGTCTTTTAAATAAATTATAATAAAATGGGTATTATTGTAGGTTTTATACTGATGTTAACATCATGGGTTATTTACTATTATGCTGATAAATATAGTATAGGAGATCTTGAAGACTTTAACAAAGTTTTAGCCATGATAGTGATGATGTTTGGCATATTATTAAGTTTTATATCGCTATTTCAAAAATTATTATGATAAATATAACGAATATAATAAAAAGATTTCCAGAAAATTTTGAGTATTATAACACACTTACTGGAATTTGCACAGTAGAAATACTTGAGAATGATCGTATTAAAATTTTCCCAGGAAATATTATACTAAATAAATACGGACAATATTCATCTTTTGAAACTTCTGAATGTATCTTATTTCCTAAAAAAGACCAACGGGATTGGGAGGCTTATTTTATTAATTCTGGATATAGAATAAATATCTTTTCCAGATTGAAAACATTAGATATATCCAATAGAGTGTTTTATTATGGGGGTATTGGAGATTGCAAGATTGAATTGAATTTCGAAAAACATACTATTGAAGTATATACATCTACTTCACCTGATTGCGTAAATATATTAAATAAATTTGGATTTGGTTACACATTTTTAAAACTTTCTAAATATTCTTCTTATTTAGACTGGTTGAATGTTCCTAAAGAGTTACCACTTGGAACTTTAGTAGTTGCATCAAATAATAAAACATTTTGGTCAATAGGAACATATGAAGGAAATCAATGTGTAACTACAACTTTTCCAAAAAGGATAAGTGCAAGATATCAGTATATAGTTCCATATAATTTATTCAATTTAGAAACAAAAGAATTTCCGGAATCTGAAAATTATGGATGTGCTAAAAAGGATTAGAATGAAATATATTATATTCATTACCGGATATATTATAGCTATATCTGCATTTATTAAATATGAAATATATAGTTTATACAGACGGATCTTACAGAGCCTCCAGAAAACAAGGAGGATATTCGGCAGTCTTTTATGATTCTGATATGAATCTTATTAAATATATATTTAAAGGAATTAAAAATACTACTAACAATCGTTGTGAGTTAATGGGATTTATTTCAGCATTGAAACATCTCCCATTTAATTCTGAGGTAGTAATATATTCCGATTCTGAGTATGTATTAAATCCGATTAAGAAAGGGTGGATTTATAATTGGATAAAGACTGATTTTAGAGATAAAAAGAATGAGGATTTATGGAAGGAAATTGTAAATTTATTACCTCATTACAAATTAACTCTTGAGTGGGTTAAAGGACATGAGAATGATGAAGGGAATAATTTCGCTGACATGTTAGCTCAACATTCATCAACAATTGAATTAGATAATAATGAAGACTAAGAAGAAAACATTGAATGATTTTTTAATATGGTTAAATAATTGTGGATTATTAGAGTCATATTTTAAAGTAGTTACCTATATAATAGGTTCTCGTAATATTATATTAAAGAACTTAGATGCGAATGATCCAGATACTTTATTTAATTTTATTTTTATGGATCCAAAGTGGGAATCGAGATCAGATAAGGACTGCGATTGGGAATATATAAAGGCATTATATATTAGTTGGTTATTAAATATTGAATAATATGTGTTTAGTTAAATTTCATAAATTTCCGAAACGTGCAAAGGAGGATATAATATGTTTTAAGAAACTACTTTGCGATAATGGTTCATTTTTTACATACTTTATGGGAGAACCTATTACTTCTCCCATACAGAAAGGGAAAAGTAATAAAATATCGCAATTTATCTGGATATTTAAATCTTTATTTATTAAATATATTACAAATGGATTCGTTCATGTGTACTCTAATAGATGTGAGAATATAATGAATGTATTATTGAACACTACATCAGAAAATACAACATATTTTATTTGCAAAATCCCAAAAGGAGCTTTTTATTATCAAAATAAGAATTATACAGAATTAGCAGCAACAAGGATCCAATATTTAATAAGAGTAAAGGGTACAATTAAAGATGCAAAAACTCTAAATGATACTTTTTGGAAAGTTTTACAAAATCCAGATCTTTTTAAAAATAAATTTGGAGGTCCTAGAAATTTCATACATGAATTACCTATTATTAAATGAATCTACAGATGTATAAGAGTTAAAATTAATAGAATATTTTAAGTATGGTTATAATAGAAAACGATTTCAAAATAGAAGAGGGTTCATCTCCTGCTAGATATGATCTATATCTAAAAAAGATCATAAATAAAGGGAAGAAAGATAATTCCGGAAAAAGTTTAGAACGTGAAGATTGGACACTAGAAGGATATGATATGTCAATGCCAACAATTATCAAAACTCTTTCTCATTATTTAACCGATAAAAAGTTAAATGAATGTTCCTTAAAGGATTATATAAAAACATATAAAGATACTATCAATTATTTAAATATTATAATAAATGATTGCTGAAATAAAAGTAATAATTAATAAAGAAGAACTTGAACAAGCGGATAGAATGGGAGTATATAAAGAACCAGTCTATGCTACTACACCATTTGGATTTCATTTAGATGATGTTGAGTTATTTTATTTAAATGATAATGAGAGTAAAGAAATGACACTTAGAATAGATAGAGAATACTTTGTTATTAAATACGATCTTTCTATTTTAAATAAATTAAAACTTAAATTTAATAATTAATGAAAAGTTGGTATGTATATATTGTAAATTTTAATTCTACTAAATTACAGCAGTATGATGTAATGCCTTATTTCTTAGGATGTGCAAGACAGCAAAAATTTGAATCTTCTGATTTAGAAGAGTGTAAAAAATTTATAAAAAAAGAAGGTATGTATATGTTTTGGGCTAGATGTGAGTGGGAAGTTCTGATTTCTCCTTGGCCTTCTGTAAAAGATAAATACTTTAAAATAGATGTCTGGGATCAGATAAATATGAATTTAGATGTTTTTGCAACTGTATTTATTGAAAATTTAAATAATAAATAAAATGAAAGAAATAATACAATATATAGAAGATGTTTTTACTGATAATAATGGGTGTCAACGAAAATTTATTATCTGTGCTGTAACCATCTCAAACTCATCTGGAAAATTTACTCGTTTCGGGATTTCTGTAGCAAGAAAGGAGGATATGGCTAAATATTCTTTAGAGTTAGGAAAGAGGATAGCATACGGAAAGGCTTGTAAACGTCCTTTTATATTTGTTGAATGTAACAGAATAGAAGGAATGAATCAAGAAATTTGCAATACTTATTTAAAAACATTTGCTAAGTATTTTAAAGAAGATCCCTCATTTGCTCTTAAATGGTTTAAATCTCCACGTAATAATAAAAAATAATGTCCCGAATTTTTAAGAAGAATAATTCTTATATATATCCTACAGAAGAATTTGTTTATGAAGTTTTATTATATAAACGAGAGGATAATATCATCTCAATTCAAGATAGTAAAACTTTAAAATCTAAGACATATATTCCGGAAAAGACAATAGCTCCTAAAAAGTCTAATACATTTACGTATATGGATTTAATAGGAGCTCCAGAAAAATGGTTATATGATAATGGATATATTGAAACTGATTCGGAGGAATTAATAAAAAAGAAATTTAGGAAAAATAAAAGTAATATTTAGTATTAATAATTATAAATAAAGTATTTTATGGAAAGTTATAATCTCGGAATCATTAAAATGACAACTGGAAAAGTTGGTAAAGGATTAATTCTTAAAAGAGAACTTTCTTTGGATGAATGTAAGTATATTCTTTCTGAAATATTTAGATTTGAATCATACACACTTGAAGATTTTTATGATGAAGAAGAATATCAAGAGCAAATGGATGAGTATAAAGATACTGTAAACGCTTGGCTTAAAGGAGAATGTTCATCTGAGAATGTAGATTATTTTAGAATAATATGGGATGATCGGAAGATTGATATTATAGATTTAATCCCTATTCTTGCTTATTTAAAGAAAAGGAAAATTATAGATTAAGACATTATGAAAATAAGATTATTAAAAAATTAAGAAAGAAATCTTTAAAAAAGGTTTATATACGTCCTCCAAGAGCTAGTTGGGATTATTATGCGATTATTACTCTGAAAAAGAAATTAATATTTATTTTTCTTGAAAAAAGATTTTAATAATACAAGAAAACTTCTTATAGAAAAGAGAAGAGAATTTATTTTGCGAGAAGTAGAATCTATTAGAAGTATTCAACATAAAAAAGGAAATACCTCATGTTTATCTAAAGAATTAAGTGAAATCAACAAATTAATACCTTAAACTTATGTAGATAGCGAGAGAAGAAAATGATGATTTATATTTATTTAGATATAAACCTTATAAATCTGTACGTCATTGGGTTGCTGATGAACAAGATCCGTCTAAATATCGTTTTAGAATAGATAGAGAATTATTCCCAGAAATTACTTTTTATAATAGTCCCAAAGAAGTTATTCTTCAGCTTAAGGAGAAAATAACTAAAGTATCAATATTAAACCAGACTATATGAGAAAAATAGGAATATTCTTAGGAAACTTTGATCCTCCTACTATATGTCATCAAAATATAATTAGGAATATTGTAAATTATAATTTCTTAGATGAAATCTTTATTGTTCCTAAATATAGAAATGTTAAAGAATCATATTCCACACTTTTTACAGATAGAGTAACTATGTGTAAGAGAGCGTTTAAACCATTTAAAAAGGTTACTATATCTAATATGGAAAGTTTAATAGCTTCTACAGATATGAAAACCTATAGAGAAGGGGTTCCATCTTGGAAGACTATTGAATTCTTTAAGAATATAAAAGACATAGAATTATATATAATAACCACATACTCAGGATACTCTAAGATTTCAAATTGGGATAAAGGAGAAGAGATATTAAAGAATAATAAATTTATAATCCTTTGTGAGGTTAAGGACTTGGGAAAGTTACCTGGAGATAGTATTAGTATACCTTTATATGATCATATTAATATTACATCTAATAAGGTTCGAAATTATATAAGATTAAATTCTAATCCATTTCCATTAGTTCAGAAAGATGTATTAGATTATATATATAAACATAATCTTTATATAGAATGAGATACTATATAACAGGACATAGAGATTTATCTAAAGAGGAATTTAATAGAATTTACCTTCCGAAGATAGATGATATTATCAGAGAAGATTCTAATGCAGTCTTTTTAGTTGGAGCATGTGAAGGTGTTGATTTATATGCTAGACAATATTTAATTAAATATAACATTAGACTTCAAATCTATGGACCATATTTTGAATCCGATCATATCAATAATATTACACAGGTACATTTTCTTGTAAGTTATGAAAATGCGGCTAATAAGATGATTGAAAACTCAGATATAACTATCGGGTTTATTAAACCTGGTAGAGAGTCAAGTTTTACTGCTTTAAATATCTTAAAAAGGTATATAATAAACAAATCTTAAATTTAAATACTATGAATAGAAAAGAAAGAACTATCTCCGAAACTATGGAGAAATTAATGGTAGACCAAATCGCAAGAGAATTGTATAATCATAATGTGTATAGAACTTATGCTAATTACTATTATGTAAGAGGATTATTTAAATTATATCTTTATTATGAGATGAGGTCTAATGAAGAATATAATCATCATCAGTGGATTGTTGATAGATTATATAGAGCAGGAGTAGACTTTAATTATCCAGAAGTGCCTGCTGTTAAAGCTAATCATGTTATATTAAAGCCCGAAGATAGTTTTCAGAAAGTAGTAGATTTAGAGATTGAAACTACTATGTATATAAATAAAATGATAGAAACTGCGAAAGAGGAGAAGGATTGGCAGACGGAGGGGTGGTTAAAGAGGACATTAAACGAGGAACAGATGGAAGAAGAAGATATTAGTAGAACTATCCAAGCTATGGCAGAAGAAGATACTGATTGGCAAACTAAGGAAGATACAATTCTCTCATATTATAATAATTTAAATAGGGTAACTGAAGGGGATAGAGATGTTATTGATAACAGCTCTTTTCTTAAACAAAGATAATAATTTAATATAATAACTTATGTTAGTTCTAGATAATATTAATTCAGTCTCGGATGTAATTACAAATTCCTCATCGGAATTATTTGTAATAAACGATAAAAATACTACATTAGACCATCTTAAGAATATAATCAATCCTATATTAGATGGTTATTATGAACCATTTGTATTTAATTTAGATACGTTTAGAAAATGGGTAGAAAGTTCCGAAGAGGATAATTCTACGGATATAGACGCATGTTTTCAGACTATATACGACTGGTTCATTGATTTAGAGTATCCTAGTGGTTTAACTTACTATATTAGGGATACTCTTTATAAGTTACGGTTAGAGGACTATATTAAATTAGAAAATAGTCTACTTAAAGAATTATACGCGGAATTAATTAAAAAGTATGATACTAATTATTCCTCATATAAAGAAATTGAAGCTTTTCTTCAAACATATGATGAAGACAAAATAAACAAAATCATAGACTATTTACTAAATACAAATTTCGAATATGACATTCGAAAATTAAATGGAAAGATTATTCTCCTTTCCGAGGAGGAGAATTCCATTTCATGTAGTAGAAAATTTAACCGCTCAGAATTTGCGGAAGATTCTGATGTACTTCAATGGCTTGAGCATAATTTTAATATTACATATTATCATTTAGGATGAGATTTAAAATACATTCAATATCAGATATTATAACAAACAGTAGTTCAGAAGTATTTCTTGTTTCTAAAGATAGTGAGATAAAGAATATAAAAGGATTGCAAGAGAAACTGAATTTAGGAGACGTATCTGATTTACTAAAGTTTATACATACTTATAGTTGGGGTATAGATAAAGACTATAATTATGGAGATTTATGTATAACACTTGATCATATACGTGATATAACTGATGCTTTCAGTAACTACTTCAATGATAGTGACTGGGATGATAATATCTCAAAAATAGGTATATTACGTGATGAGATGTACAAAGTATTTGCTGAGAGTTTTAAGGATATAGTAGCTATAGTAATAGATAATGGCTATTATTATGAATTTATTGCAGATAATCCAAATTTAAAATATGAAAACTTTCCATATTAAAATTCATTCTATTTCAGATATTATTACTAATAGTAGTTCCGAGACCTTTTGTTTTATTTATAGTGAAGATATATCTAAAGTATTAAAAGTATTATCTCCTTATTTTGGGAACTATGATGTTTTTGATGAATGTTGTGCACAAATATATGGTCCTTTTCAAGAAGGTATAGAGGATCCTTATATTGAAATTAGATGTTCCCAAGATTATAGACCTTCGTTACTAGAAGAAGGATTAAGATATGTATTAGATAAAAATAATATTGATTATACAATATCAAAAGAAGAATAAAAAATATCTTTATATATGGAGTCAATAATAGAGTTTCCAATAATTTTTGTATTTGATTCTAAATACTATAATGAAACTACTATAAGTAATATATTAAATAAACTATTAGAGCCTGAGGGAAGATCATACGAAGATTTCTTTAGAAAGATCCAACCGGCTATTGAAGTAACAACATGCTGCAATCCTAAAGACTTAGCAGTACTAACTTATGAGATACCCTATTGGATGAGACTTTATTTAGAGAATTTACATAATGTAAAAGGTTATAGTTGTTTAACTTTATAAATTAAGAGATGAAAGATTTTAAACACTTTGGAGTTAGGTTTAAAGGTATAAGTAGTTGTAATTATACCGCAATATGGAGTAATTTAATTACAATACGTCTTGGAGATAAAGAGATTAAAGAACTTCCAGCAGATAAAGCTGAGTTCTACGATGTTTCATTAGGGAATAAGTGTGTTACTGGAAAATGTCCGTGGTGTTATGTTGATTCTAACCCAAATGGGGAATATTATACTAATGTATGTGATACATGGAAGAAGTTTATCGCTACATTTGCTCCAGATAAGAAAGAAAAGAATATCACTATCACAGAAAAACCCTTTCAAATAGCGATTGGATCTGAAGGCTCTGCGGACGAGTCGCCGGAGTTCTGTGATTTCTTGGAAACTGTATATAATACTGGAGTAGTTCCTAATTATACCACCAATGGAGTAATTCTATCATATTATGATAAACCTGGAACAGAATATTATGAACTAGCTAATAAAATCCTTAAATATACCCACGATTATGTAGCCGGAGTGGCAGTTTCATTTGGAAATAAATCTCTCCGATCTTATGCAGAAAATGCTATAAAAGGATTATTAGAGAAAGGTGATTGTTATGTTAACATTCATCATATAATATCAGATAAGGCCTCTGTACAAGACTTTATAAATAGTTGGTATAATTACTCAGATGATATAAAATATCACGTCCTACTGCCTCTGATGCCTTCTGGAAGGTCTACTAAAGGACTTGAACCAGAAGCATGGAAAATTTTAGAGAAGTCAATTAAAGATTTAAATATCACAAATGTTGCTTTTGGAGCACATCTTTATGATTATTTAAAAGAATCCTCTATTAAAACCTGGATTTATCCTCCAGAGAGTTTAAGCAAAAATATGATTCTTAAAAATGGTAAAGTTATTATTACTCCAAGCTCTTTTAACTTAACTCCAATTAAAATATTTGACTTTAATGAGAAAGTATAAAAGGAAAAAGAACAGGTATAGACCAAATAAGGTCTATCCTGTTAATGATATGCTGATAATGATGGTGAATGAGGAATTAAGACCTTACAATAAAACAATAGATGACATAAGGGACATTAAAGAATGGTATAATTTATATACTTTTAACACTAAATCTCAAGAAAAAGTTTGGAGAGATTATTGTAATAAATTAATTCGCAAACATTTATATCCTTGGTATATAGATAAAAAGCATGCGAAAAAAGAGGTTAGTTGGGTAGCACTACAAGTTGGATTATATTCGGAATATTTAAAACATGAAAATTAGAGTAATAGGAGACCTTCATGGAAGAGATTGGTGGAAGAGGAAAGTTGAAACTGGAGATTCTGATTTAAATATTTTCTTAGGGGATTATGTTGATTCTTATATTGTTTCTGATGAAGGAATAATAAATAATTTATTAGATATAATTGAATTTAAGAAAGCATATGAGGATAAAGTAATATTATTATTGGGCAATCATGAATTTAATTATATTTCTCCTTATATAGGTTATTGTTCTGGATATAGATATAGTATATCTGATAAACTCCAAGATATTTACAGAACCAATCTGCACTTATTTAAATTAAATTACAATATTAAGATATATAATCCAGAAACAGAAAAGATAGATAGAACTTACTGGTTTTCTCATGCCGGAATTACAAGTAAATGGTTATCTTTTTATGGGCAAATATTTAATAATATTGAGAATGAAAAAGATATAGCTTCTAATCATTTATACTATCCTAATCTCTGTGAAAAGATAAATTTATCTATAGATTCTTATAGATATTTATCTCAAGTAATGTCTATATCTATGTGTAGAGGTGGTAGTAATTTCTATGGTGGACCATTATGGTCAGATATGTTAGAATCTAAAAGAGATTTTCTTAAGTATGATCCAGAAATTCCTTTATATGATGCTCCTGTAATACAATACGTAGGACATACCACAGTAAATCCAGAAGAACAAACAGTTTTCAGAGATAAAGACTCAAGAAGTGAAATTCATTATTGTGATTTTGGAAATAGTGCAGAATATAATGATATTATAATTGAAGTATGAAGAATATTTATGTAAATAAAAATAATTATGAAAACAGTAACTATTGAAATTCCTGATGATTCAGAACTTATAAAAGAAGAAAATATCTATAAAATTTGTCGGGTAATACCTAAAACTTGGGAAGAATTTTGTAATAGAACACCTATTAGACAGGAGTATTTTATAGGTTATGATTCAAAAATAAATTTAAGAGAGAATAAAGGCAGAACTCCTTATGGGGATAGAAATTTACATGCATCAGAAGTAGAAGCAGAAGCCACATTAGCTCTTATTCAACTGATAAGGTTACGAAAAGCTTGGATAGGTGAATGGGATCCAGAGAAAACACGCGCGAATATTTATTATATCCAAAGTACGATAGATGGAGAATTAACAGTATCATTTATATCACATTATGTATACTGTCATACTCTTACGTTCCCATCTAAAAGTATGGCAACGCAATTTATGGAATGCTTTAGAGATTTATTAAATAAGGCTAAAACACTTATAGCATGAAAGATCAAGTTTTATCAATAGATCAAATGCAACATCTAAGGGATTTAGGTGTTGATACCAGTAAAGCTTCTTTATATTGGGCACGTCGTTGTCATGGAAGTAAACTTAATGATAATTCTATAGGAAAGTGGTTCCTTAGCCTAGAGAAAGAGTTTATGGTAGTTGGATTCACCGCTTATGAGGTGATTCCTGCTTTTACTCTTCAAGATTTATTGAGTATTATTCCTTCCAAAATATGTTCTAAATCTCATGAAATATTTTCTCTCAGAATAGAGAAATCTACAGATGAATGGGAGATATATTATAGGACTATTGAGGATAATGATGGAAGTAAACTTTTCGCTCCAATTTATAGAGATACATTACTGGAAGCTGCTTATAAAATGCTTTGTTATCTTGCTGAAAATAATTTACTTAAAAAAGTAGAAATTATGACGAATAAGGACTAATAATATGGGATATATTGAAGGCTATATAAAAAGGAGACTATGATATAAGAATTTGAACAATTAAAAAACCACTAAATATAATTGAGATGAAAAAGTAAACAAACCAGTTAAAGCATATAAAGGATTTAACAAGTACATGCAATGTACGCCCAATGGGAAAATTTTCCAGTACGAAATTGGTAAGGAATATAAAGAAGATGAAGCTAATTTATGTCATTGCGGTTTTCATGCTTGCGAGAACCCTCTTGACGTTCTGAGTTATTATAATAACATTGATGACAAATTCTGCGAAGTAGAATTAGATGAAATTGATCCGAATAGAAATAAAGATTCGAAAATATGCGGAAAGAAAATAAAGATTGGTATTGAAATAGGATTCTTAGGCTTATTTAAAGCGGGTATCGAATGGATTAAGAACAAAACAATCTTTACACGAGAAGATTTTGAAAAATTATCTTCCGGTAATGATGCTAAAATCGGTTCTTCCGGTTATTACGCTCAGATAGGCTCCTCCGGTAATGATGCTAAAATCGGTTCTTCCGGTTATTACGCTCAGATAGGCTCCTCCGGTAATGATGCTAAAATCGGTTCTTCCGGTGATTACGCTCAGATAGGCTCCTCCGGTAATGATGCTAGGATCGGCTCCTCCGGTTATCACGCTCAGATCAGTTCTTCCGGTGATGGTACTAAGATAGGCTCCTCCGGTTATAATGCTAAGATTGGTTCTTCTGGTGATGATTGTGTCATAATGTGCGCTGGTATTAATTCATCAGCTAAAGCAAAAATAGGGTCATGGATTACTCTTGCAGAATGGAAGTATTCAGAAGAAAAACAAAGATATATCCCATTTTCAGTTGTAACGAAACAAGTAGATGGAATTGAGATAAAAGAAGATGTGTACTATACCTTACAAGATGGTAAATTTAAAGAATTAAAATAAATGGAAATTTTGTCCGATAAAATGCTATAAATACTAATACTTAAAAATGAGAAAATGACTAGTATAAATCTATGTAGATGCCCTTATTGTGGATCCTACCATTATGAAGTAGGGTATTTTACATCTGGAGCTAACTGTAGATGTTGTGATTATGGAAGTATGTTTTGGTATAATTTTAGTTTGAATACTTAAGTAAAAAGTTATGACACAGGAAGAAAGAGATATTTTATTAAAAGATTTAAGTGCAAGACTTCCATATGAAGTTAAGGTTCAACTTAGTACAAACGAGGTTGGTGTACTAAGTGGGGTAGCAAAAAGAACCTGTACTGTATTTACAAAAGGCAGGATTACTCCTCCTGATTTTTACGATGTACGTATAAATGATATTAAGCTGTATCTATTTCCATTATCTTCCATGACATATGAGCAGATAAAGGAATTTAACAGCCTTAGTGATCTGCATGTTGATATATATGAGGCGTCATCAGAATCTAAAATTTTTACGATTTGTTCTAAATCTACAATAGGTCCTGAGGACGAAACAGAATTTGTAGAAATAACCCAAGATGATATAATCTCCGCAATCGACTGGCTAAATGCCAATCATTTTGACTATCGCGGATTAATAAACAAAGGCTTAGCAATTAATGCTACTAACTTAAATATTTATTGATATGAAAAACCAAGATACTGATCCACAACTTGAATGTCTATCTAATCAGAGGCAGATTGACACAGAGTTTAACTCTATTCCTTCCGGTTATAAGAAGGGTCCTTTATGGATCAAACTTAGAGAAAGAAAACCTAGAATAGGATATCCAAACTATGTGTTAGTTAAACATGGAGAAGACGCATTTACTGCTATGCTACAACTCCATGAAGGTGAGTTGTATTGGGATGTGTATGGATGTGGATATATCTGTGTTTCAGAAAATGATTGTTGGATGGAAATACCTAGATGAAAGACAGTCACAATAAAGAAAAGAGAAGATTATTAAACCTACATTAAATAAGAGATAATAGTGAAAACAAAAGAAAACAACAAATTTAAACCATTTGATCTCGAACAAGCTAAAGCTGGTAAACCTGTTTGTACAAGAGACGGGCGTAAAGCAAGGATTATTTGTTTTGATGCTAAAACATTAGGTGATTATCCTATAATAGCCCTGGTTGAAGATGCAGATAACTCAATATATGAGGCTGCATATTCCTTTTCCGATAAAGGTGAAAACTTGAGAGGTAATATTCGTAATATAGACCTTGTAATACCTCTGGAAGAACATGAAGGATGGGTTAATATATATAGAAATGCTGGAATAGTGTCGGCCCGGTGTATCTACAATACAAGGGAAGAAGCTATGGAGAGTGCAGAGGAAGAGGATTATATTGATACAGTTAGAGTAGTATGGTATGAATAAAGTTGAAGACTATGAGTGAACTAAAGGATAGATTATTGAAACAACTGGAGATAGACTATTCAGAGGATGCCAGAGACTGTCTTAAAATATATGAAGCCATTAAAGAGTTAAATAAAGGGAGTATCCCTAGTGATCAATGGATGGTATTATGCAGAGTTCAACATTTAGGAACCCATATAGATCCTATGAGAGTTTATTCCCCTTCTAAAATAGGTTACGTATTCCTAAAAGGATTAGAAAGAAACGACGAGATGAAAACATTACTAATAACAGAAACAGAGGCTAGGATGATTTATTCAAGTATATCCGGAGAATTTAAGAAAAAGCTTGAAGATATCTTCGGAATAGAAAGACTTACATTGAGTTTCCAGGACCTGGTGAAGACCTATGAGGATGTATGTGAAATCACGGGATCAGTTCCTGATATAGAATGTGATGACAGGTCTGAATTGGCACGTTTAAAACTGATACAGATCTATAAGGCCTCTAATATATTGAATGATAATTGGAAGCTTACCCCTCTTGGTACTCAATGTGCATTTTACCCGTCTTTTATGTGGAAGGAAGGTAAACTTGTATGCGGTGATATATGTCATACTTTATACAGTGTCTCCTATGATCCTAAATTATGTTGTGGCAAAAGGGAGGATGCTTTTTACATAGGAACTCATTTTATTGATCTATATAGGGATTACTTACTACTAGAGTAAAATGGAAATACAAGAAATAAAAATTGATGGGATAACGTATATAGAGAACGAGGACTCAAGAGTATGTAATGATTGTGCTCTTAAAGATGAAGAAGAATGCTATATCCTTATACAGGGAGATGAAGTCACACTCTGTAATCTATTCTCAGGACATGTACTTAAAATAAAGGAGGATTAATATGTTTCCAATTAATTTTATAATAGCTTTTATAATAATTGTTTTATTTCTTATTTTTGTTGCTCAAGAACTTCGTGATAGAGATATTAATTTCTATAACAAGTATAAAATTTTAGAGAATGAAAACGGATGTTATGTTGTTAAATATGTAAAATATTATCTCTTCGGATTTATTCCTATGTGGAGATGGCTTAAGAAGAAATGTCCTTTTAGCTTGGATGAAGAGGTTGTCGAATTTCAACATAAAGAATCAGCACATAATATTATGTTAGACTACTACGAATTGGCTCGCCATGATTATAATATAACTAAAATCAAAAATAAAACACTTTAATAAATGACAGAAGAACAAATTAGAGATTATAAAACAGCATTACGAACAAAAACTACTCTTTTAAATAAACATTCTACAGTTAAAGAAAATTTAATAATAGGTGGTATATTTACTCCTAGTATACTTGATAATCGTGATAGTTTATCTTATGAATGTTATATAGTATATACAGAATTACAAAAAGAAGTTGATGATGCATTCAAAAAAGCTATTGAAAGAATTACTAATATTATATCTGAAATATAAATATTTAATAAATTAATATCTATATATGAAGAATATATTAGATTAAATAAATAACTAAATTAATATTTAAAGAGATGTTACCTATATTATATCTAATTAGATATATTCATAATGTTTGTATGAAATTTCTAAAAGAAGTAAACTTCGATGGAGCTGTAGATATGTATATTGATGAACGTGTTAAATCTACTTGTTTAATTGAAAGAATTAGATTAAACAATTTTCGAAGTCTTTTAATGGAAGGTGTAGAAAACTCTATAGATTTAAAGGTTTTTTCAAGAAATTGTGTAAAATTTCTTACTAAAGCTTTTAGTAGCTCTGACATAATAGAAGCTTTTACTCACTGTAATATAAACGAATCATGGGGGAAAATTTGAATCCAGTTATAGAATTTGGTATTCGAATATATTAGGATCTGATGTTACAGATTCTGATATATGATCTTAATTGTATACTACAAGGAGGAGGAGAGGGGCTTAAAAATTCCTGGAAAGATAATTCCTGTAATTTTAATTTACTGCTTACTTATATAAACAGATATAATCATGAACCTTCTAGCTGCTATTCAAACGAACTAAAAATATCTATTCTAAAAGATGCTAAACGTATTATAAAATCAAAAACTGTATCAGGGTTATGTTTAGCCCTTAAGGAATCTTTTCAATGTCAACCAAAATTTTACTATCATAATGGTATAAAAGAAGTACCAGATCTATCTACAGTATTACAATATTACTTTCCAGAGTTTAATAAGGATAGATTTGTTCCACGTTGTACTGATTATAATGGTTTCTGGTGGGATGTTGATGATAAAACTTCAAGAATAGAGGTATTATCTATATTAATAGATATATATGAAAGAAAACTAAATGATGAAAACCTTTATTATATTGGGTAAGTCTTTACTAAAACACATAAAGAAAAATAACTTATATTTTAAGGAAGGGAAAATGTTGCTATAAAAATTGTGTAACAAATACTCTGATTATATCTAAACAAATTAATAGCAAAATTTTATTATATCATTTTAATAATTACTTAAATCTCTATTTATAAATGAAAGGATAAAATCTCTAGTGTATAATAAAAATATCTATGCACATCCTACTCCTATAACAGCAAGGGTAGAAGTAGTTGAGAAAGAAGAAGGATTATACAGTACGTATATATTTAAAGATTTAGATCTGGAAAATGAATATTATATGATAACTAAGTATCCAAATTGGAATCAAGGTCCTATAAATATCGGGGATATTGGATATGTTACTTATTATATAATAATCGCAGGAGTATCTAAATGGTATGTTAATTCTGAAGAAAATGTAAAAGAAGTATATACTCCATATAATTATACTCATTTAGCTCTTGTTAAATTTATTAAAGATAATTCTAATATAATTAAAAAAGATAAAGATAATAAACTTAAAATAAAAATTATTTAAACACATAAAGTTATGACATTATTAAAAGAAAGACTATTAGAAGCACAAGAAAGAAAAGAGAATGATATTAAAAACTTTACATGGTTATATCCGAAAGATAGAGATAATGGAAATGTTCAGAATGAGGTTAAATTAGTATCTTGTACTGAGGAACAACTTAAGGGTTTTTATTCCCACTGTAATAAAATGTTATATAATGACTCTAAGGAAAATCCCGGAAGAGTTAATGTGTTAAAAATAATTCAGGACCAAATTACAAAGATTGGAGTCGAGTTAATGCTTCGAGATTTCGAAGCTAAAAATGAAAATTTTGATAGATTCTCTTTTGCATTATCTATCGATGAGTTCTTGGAAAAGAATAAAGATGTAGATCCCAAAGTTGCTACAATTAAGAACTTTATTAAGGTAGCTAGGAAATATGAAGATTTAACTTTACATTCTGTATATGAAGGATGTATTGGGAAGTTGGGATTGTTTGAGAATCCTCATATCACTAAATCTTTTATTCTTAGAATGGGGCTATGGATGAGTAAAATGGCTGGAGATCATAAGAAATTAAAAGAGTGGGCTGAGTTAAATAAATTATCCAGCTTAAATCCTATGGATAAAGTATATAAATATTTAAGACTTAAAGAACATGATAAATTAAGATCTAATCCAACTGGATTAACTCTATCCCAGATAAAAGGGATGTTAGAAATTACTAACCATTCTAAAAAATATAGTGAATTGACTACAGAACAGCTAACAACTCTTAGATATAGGGTATTGTTAGATTTAAGAACTAGTGTAAGAAGTCATATCTCAAGATGGGAAACTTTAAAGCATCAGATTGAATTGGTTGCTGAATCTAAAGGATTTAAATTGCTTTAATGATTTATTACGTAACAAAAGCTTCTGAACTATATAAGTCTAATAGATATACTATTATATCCCCTGAAGAGTCGTTAAAATTACTACATCCATTAAAATATGTAGGAACAGATACCGAAACTGAAGGATTAGATTGTCATAGTAAGAAACTTTTATCTATTCAATTTGGATGTAGGGATTTTCAAGTAGTTATAGATTGTACTACTATAAATCCTATTATATATAAAGATTATTTAGAATCCGAAAGAATTTTTCTTTTATGGAATGCTAATTTTGATCTTAAATTCTTCTATAAAATAGGAATCTTTCCAAATAATATCCGAGACTTGATGTTATCTGAAAAAGCTATATATCTAGGATATCCTTCTGGTATGCATAGTATGGCTTTGAAAGAAGCTGCTTGGAAGTATCTAAAAAAGAGTCTAGATAAATCTGTTAGAGGAAAAATTATCACTCAAGGTTTAAATGAAGAAACTATTGTATATTCCGCAGAGGATGTTGAGCACTTGGAGGATATAATGATTGCTCAACAACCAGAATTAGATAATCAAAATTTAAATGCAGCACTTAAATTAGAAAATGAATATGTTAAAGTAAATGCTTATTTTGAATTTTGTGGAGCTAAACTAGATATTTCTAAGTGGAAGGAGAAAATGAAGAGGGATCAGGAGAACTTAAATAAAGCTAAAGATATCCTTGATTCATGGGTTGTTGATTGGGAGAATACTAAAATATCTAAAGAATCTGAATTAGTATATTTAGATGTTTCTAAATTTAGAGGGGATAATGTTATAGAAGAAGATAGGAAAAAATTAAAATTTGCAAAGAGAAGAAAAGAGTCCGACATCAGAGAGAAAGATGGCACCTTAATTGCAGAAGCATATGAGAAAGAAGTTAAGAGGAAGTATTCTAGTATAAATACTCAGGGAGATTTGTTTTCCGGGTTTGATTTAACTCCTAAATGTACTATTAATTGGAAAAGTTCTGCACAAGTATTACTTCTCTTTGAAGAATTAGGTATAAAGTGTTCTACAATAGATCCGAAAACTAAAACTTCTAAAAAATCTATAAACGAAAAGGTTATAGCACCACAACAGAAAAATTTTCCGATTATTGAACTATATCTTAATTTCAAGGAAGCAGAAAAGTTAGTAGATTCTTTCGGACAGAAATTTTTGGATTTTGTTAATCCAGCTACTGGAAGAATACATTCTACTTTTCATCAGTTTGGCACAGATACAGGGAGGTTGTCGTCTACAAGTCCTAAATTATTGGGCACTATATATGTGAATATATATGTGAATGAGGGTGAATTGCTGGAAATCTAAGTGTTATATTTAAATATAACATATGATAATCAGCAGCCAAGCTTAAAACTGGAAGTTTTGATTTTAAGTGGGTTCAGAGACTAGATGTTGAGTAATTCCATACAATACTACATCCACGAGCGCCCTCCAACTCTATTTATCTAGAGAGTTGAAGATATAGTCCGATACTTCTTGGAAACGAGGAGATCAGTTTAAACGGCTGATATAACTATTGAATTTACAACAATTACCCAAAGATGCACTAACTAGATCATGCTTCGTAGCAGAAAAAGGGAATAAATGGATTAGTTGTGACTATTCTGGTTAAAATTGTCATATATAAATGTAATTTTTCTTCATTAATAAAATTTAATAAAATATTTGGATTAATCCTGACTAATCTGTATCTTTGCATATTAATCAATACATTTTTATTATGTCAAAGAGAATCACTAAAAGTCAAGAAAATGAAATTATTAAATTGTATGTAGAGGAAAATAAATCCTCTAAAGAAATTTCGGAGATTATAGGAATCTCTAGTAGTTCAGTATTAAGAGTTTTAAAGAGAAATAATATTGAAACTAGATCTAAAGCTCCAGTTAGGATACCTAATAAGTTTGGTGAAGAAAAAGAAAAAGAAATTATTAGATTATATACAGAAGAAAATAAAAGTACATTAGAGATTGCAAATATTTTCGAAACTTATAATACTTCTATTAGAAGAGTTTTAGAAAGAAATAATGTAAAAATTCGTTCTTATAGTGAAGCTCAACGCTATATAGAGTTAGAAGATATATCTCTAAAAGAGGGTACTAGAGACTTTGATTATTTTTTAGGGTTATTAGCTACAGACGGATGTGTAACAGAAAATAAGATAGTATTAGATTTTAGTGAAGAAAACAAGGAACTTTTAGACTATTGGAATGATTTTTTAGGGAATAAATGTAACATTACTATTTCCATTCATAAAGTTTTTAAAGTTCCACAATATAGAATAGCTTTTAGGAATAAAGAAGTTGTTAAATATTTAGCTACCTTTGGAATAGTCCCTAGAAAATCCTTCAATTTGAAACTAAAATACATTAATTGGGATGTATTAAGAGGCATTATTGACGGGGATGGATGTATTTCTTCTACTAATTCAGGAAATACAATAAAATTAGGAATCACTTCTGCATGTAAAGAATTCCTAATTCAAATCCAAGAATTTCTAGAAGGCGAAGGAATTACTTCTTTTATAAATGAAAGTAAAAGAAACGAAAATCCAATATTTGATCTTTTTGTATATAAAACTAATGATTTAATGATAATACATAAACATTTATATACTGATGCTCATTACTTTCTTAAAAGAAAAGAGAGTAATTTTGGCCCAATATTAAAGAAATTTAATATATGTAACTCCGTAAATTCAGTTAACGATGAGCATTCCAAGACTGAGCCAAGCCTTATAGAGGAAGGTGCAGAGACTAGAAACGGAGAACCTAAGGAATAGTATTAGTATATACTATTCTATGGTTAAGGTATAGTCCAGTGTTGACACACTGCAAGAAAGTTTCATTATGGCATCTCTATCCAACGATTCTGCTATGTTAGATGAGCTGCTTAGGGGATCGGGTGACCTACACTCGTTAACAGCTCGAATGGTGTTCGAAGAGATTCCAAATGATACTCCACTCAAAGAAATTAAGACGAAATATCATAATCTTAGACAAAACGCCAAAGGTTATGAATTTTGTTTTAATTATGGAGGTAATGCCTCTACTTTAGTGAAAAACTATGGGATAGATGAAGATTATGCTAAATCTATTTATGACAACTATATGTCTGGTTTCGATGGTTTATGTAAATATCAGCAAAACCAGAGAAATTTTGTTAATAAATATGGGTATATTATATTAAACAAACTAGGTCTTCGTGCTCATATATATGACTTCTCTGATTGGGAATATTTAAAGCAGAATAATCCGAGAGAGTATAGACAGCGTAAGGCTGCTTCAGAGAAACAGGCGATCAACTACCGTAAATTGTATGCGGCTTTATACAGTAATGTATATTGAAAAATTGGGTGGATTGCGGGAAAGCTAAGTTGTAAAATAAGCTAATCCGCAGCTAAGGCTAGGAAGAATCTAGGTACTAGCAAAGTTCAGAGACTAGAGATTGAGTAGTTCTAACAATAATATCTCAATAGCGCCCAACATCCTATAAGGATGATGAGATAGTCCAATCCTATATGAAAATATAGATCATATACAAAATATGATACAAGGCACCGGTGCTGCAATGTGGAAACTGGCAATGGTAAAAATATTTAATTGGATTAAGAAGAATAATTATCTTAATATAGTTAAGTTATGTGTGCCAGTACACGATAATCCTCAACTTTGTCGTGTATAAACTTGGTTAATTGCTGGGAATCTTTAAAATACTATATACTACAAAAATATTGAAAAATATTTTGAACGTTTTAATAAATATAGTATACTTATTAAATATAAGAATAAGACAATCAGCAGCTTTCGTTTCTAAATAATACATACTTACATGAAAGAAAGTTCAGAGACTATCCAGAAATGGAGTAAGCTCCAAGAGGAGTTGAAACGCCAAGGTAAGATAGTATTAGATTTTAGATCTCATTTATTATCTAATAAATTATCTTATAAGATATAGTCCGACACTGCAAGAGATTGCAGAAATATCATGGAATCGATGATATTGATAACATAAAGGAAGTTAACTTAGAGGCACCGGAAAGTATCGCAAATGAAGTAGCTGATATAGTAGTGACTGCAATGAAATCTGCTGGAGTATATTTTTGCCCCAATGCTCCCCTAAACGCTACTTGTGATGTAGGAGATTTTTGGATTCATGATTAAATATAAACCAATCATATGACTACTAATGAAGAATTATCCCTAAAACTGGATCAAGTTCTTAGGAATCAGGAAGAATTAAAAGCATTAGGATTAGTAATAATTCAAATCCTGAACAAATTTATAGAACATGAAAAAGGTCCAGAAGATTTTATTAGGAATATAATAGCCAATATAGCTGGAGATGAAATAGAATGGAATAGAAGAGGACAGTATATTAAATAAACTAATATGATAGAATTAAAAATACTACCAAAATTTTATAATGATATCCTTTATAATGATAAAAGATTTGAAGTAAGAGATACTGCAGATAGAACATTTAAACTTGGAGATTTAGTTCTTTTAAGGGAATATTATAATGGAGAATATACTGATCGAGAATGTATCATAAAAATTGTATATATCTTAAAAGACCCTAAATACTGCAAGGATAATACATGTATTTTTGGATTTGAATTAATTACCACTAATCAAATGTAATGAAAAAAGAAGATAGAATAAAAGAGTTAGTAGAACTCTGGAGAAAAAATAATGGAAAAGGAAGGATAATTCTTCCTAATCAATTCGGGAAACAGTTATTAGTATCTAAAGTATTAGAGCTTTTCTTAAATAAAAATCCTTCTTCTGAGGTATTTATTATAACTCAAGATTATTCTTCTTCTTATCAATGGAATACATGGTTATATACTCAGAAGTTACATAATAAAAGTAAAGCTTATAGTATTTCTTATGTATTAAATAATTTATCTAATTTTACCAAATTTCCATTTTTATTACTTGATGACATAACTACTGAGAAAAGTTTACATATTATCTTAAAAATCCCACATAAATTTCTATTATCTATAACTACTTTCTATGATTTAAATTATCTAAAGTCTCTTCCAATTATTGGGGAAATTACTAAAGATGAAGCAATATCTAATAAATGGATTAATAATTATAAAGAGTATAAAGTTATTATAGATGTAGACGATTTAAATTTATATAAAGAGCATGATCAGAAATTTTATAGATACATGAAACTATTTAACTATGATCTTACTCTAGCAATGAACTGCTTATCATCTAAAGAAGTAAGAGAAGAATTTAGTAAACTTAAGAACTGTAAAATAGAATTAGTCAATGCTTGTACTTTTGGAGTTTATAGAGAGCTTAAATGGAGAAAAGATTTTGTATTTTTCCACCCAAAAAAGAGAGAATTAACTGAAAAGATTTTAGAGTATAATAAATTTAAAAGAGTTATTATATTCTCTCCAACTATAGAAGAGTCTTATAAGTATGGAGATATTCAATACAATAGTAAACTATCAGATAAACAGAAGTTCGAAGCATTGAAGCATATAAATTTCCCAAGTCCGATATTAGTATCTGCTGTAAATGATATTTCTCATGAAATAAAGTCTCAATTTGATGTGGAAATTATTACATGTAATAATTCATCTAATATATTAAAAGAGAATAGATTAAAATTAATAAAAGAAGAAGGTAAGATTTTTACATTTGTTATAAAGAATACTATGGAAGAAGCTTGGTACAAATTAAGTACTTTAGATAATGATTATATAACAATCACTGAGAAAATGCTACAAAGAGTCTTAGAAGGAAAAGAAATCTTAGAAGAAAGAATTGAAGGTCCGGAAATGATTTATAATTATTAAATATTTAACATGAAAGAATATAACACTCCGTATGATGAGTTTGGTTGTGAACATGGTCCTGGATGGTATGGATTAGTTTATCCTATTATATTTGATATAGAAGAATATAATAAGACTCATCCAGATAAATCACAACAAATAGAAATTTTTCAGATAAAAGAGAAATTTGGAGAATTATGTATTTACTTAGATAATGCTCCAGAAGATATTAAGAAAAAAGTTAGAAAGGCAGAAGAATTATCTAAGAAAATATGTGAAGTATGTGGTTCTCCTATAGATGTAGTTACATATTCTAAAAATGGATGGATACGTACTCGATGTAAAGATTGTAAAATTTAAAAATTATGCCATACTACAGAATATTAATGAATGTGCCATGTACAAAACTTGCAGAAGTTGAGGTATATGCTAAATCTAAAGAAGAAATTATAGAATTCTTTGAACGTAATAGTTATATAGATAGAGATCTTATAGAAGAATTAAACTAACACTATTCCATTCACGTAACATCTAATAAACTAGAATTAACCGTGCTTGTTTGTGTTATATTGTATAACAATATAAACAAACATTAATGGAAAAAATCTCAATCTCATTAGATCGTGAATTAGATCTAATGACACAATATAATCTATCAGCCGAGGAATGGTGGATTATACAATTATTATTCCTCGCTCAATATCCCGAGGGGAGGATAGATCCTTTAGAAAGATATAGTAAAATTATAGGTGGATTTAAATATGATATAATTGAATCTCTCCAATCTAAAGGAGTATTAAAAAAGATGAATATTAAAAAAGGAGATCATTTTGAGATAGATGATTTACAGTTTAATTATGTAAAAGGTGAAGATAAGAAAACATATCCATTAGATATTCCATTCACTGCTAATTTTATTAAGTCTTATTTAAAACATTCTGGGGAATTAGGGAAGGAATTGTTCCTAGAATACCCAAGTTTTATATACATTAATAATTCTCCTGTAAATGCTCGTAGTATAACGACTGGGAATCATTTCGGATCTATGGAAGATTTCTTTTTCTTTTACGGAAAGACTATCAAATGGAATCCAACATTACATAGAGAAATAATTGACCTGCTACAATGGGGAAAAGAAAATGATATGATAAAAATGGGGATTTCTACATTCGTTATTAACCAATCATGGATTGCTTTAAAAGAAGCTAGGGATAAGGGTATGGGATCGGTGGATATAAATACTCTTATATGAATTTAATTGATTCTTTTTATCAAAAAGTAGAAGAAGGGAAGAAAGGGAATAATATGGGTATACCATCTGGATTTCCTAAATTGGATAAGTATATATATGGTATACAAAGAAGGTTTATGAGCACAGTTATTGCCGACTCGGGTAAATTAAGTGCCCCTATTTAATACAAATAAATAGAAAACCATTTGAATTGCTAGGAATTCGCGAAGATTTAGTAACTAAAACATCAGAAGAAATTCTAAATGTGAATGTTAAAAATACTAAATTATGTGATAATTAGCAGCTAAGCTCCTAAGGATGTAATCTATGGAGAAAGTTCAACGACTATCTCGAAAGAGAGTAGGGCTAAGTAGCTCGAAGCGGATGGTATAATATTTTAATATTATAATGAAATAGTCTAATCTTACACGAAAGTGTAAGAGTATGTATGGAAACGATATATACGTAATATAATTGGCAGGTAAGAGTTCTGTGGCCATATTCATGTATATCTACAAACCTTTAGTTTATTCCTTAGAACATCCAGAGATACCTGTAAATATTCTCGCATTAAGCTTTGAAATGTCAAAAGAAGTACTTCTCGCTAAACTTCTTTCTCTTTATATTCTTGATAAATATCATATTGATATTAGTTATTCTGAAATATTCTCATTAGATAAACCTGTTTCAGATGATAAACTTAAATATATCTATGATGCTAGGGATTGGTTAACTAAAGTAGATGATAAATTAACCATCTATGATACTCCTTTAAATTCTACTGGAGTATATAATATCCTCAGAGCATGGGCTGGATATTTTGGGAAGTTTGAAACAGATGATAATGGTGAGAGGTATATAAAGAATGATAAAAATCAGTATTTAATAACAGTATTAGATCATTGTAAGTTATTAAAGAATAATGGTTCCGGAATTAAGCATGAAATAGATGAAACAGCTAAACATTTTATTTATTACCGTAATCTGTGCGATATGACAATATGCGCTGTTCAACAAGCTAATAGACAATTTAAATCTATGGATAGAAGAAATTCCGAACATAATTATCTCGAATTACAAGATGCTCAGGATACTGCGGACATGACACAAGCATCAGAAATTGTTATTGGTGTCTATCATCCATTCAGAGAGAAGAAGGCTAAGTGTGAAGGGTTTGATATTAAGAAACTACGTGACCAATTTAGGCTAATTCAATTGCTCAAAGGAAGATTTGGACAGTCTGATGTTGTTGAGGGTTGTATTTTCCAAGGAAGTATAGGATATTTTAAAGAATTAGATCCTCCCGAAGATGGAAAGAGATTTGATTACGATAGAGTTCTGAGAATGGATTATTTATTCGAAGAATTTGATAATCAACAAAAGAAAAAAGAAGAGTTAGATAGAGTTATTAAAGAAGATGAAGAAGATGAAGTACTTGAATTTAATTTTAATGTATAAATGGCTATAGTATTACCAACAAGTAAAATACAACCAACAGAAACTGAACCTAGGGTATTAGTTATATTCTCGAAGCCAAAATCCGGGAAATCTACGGCTCTAAGTTTATTAGATAATAATCTAATATTAGATACAGAAGGAGGAACAGCATATATTGAAGCATTAAAAGTAGATATTTCCTCAGTTAAAGATATATTAGAAGTATGTAGACAAGTTAAGGCAGCAGGATGTCCTTATAAATACATAACTCTAGATACCTTAACTTCTTTAGAGGAAATTCTACAACCGTATGCTTTAAATCTATGGAAGAAATCTAACGCATATAATCCAGAAAAGAATCCGGAACAATTAAAAGTAACTGATGTATATACTTTACCCTTTGGATTAGGGCAGAAGTATATGAGAGATTCATATTTAGCAGTAATCGGATTATTACAACAAGTATGTAAGAGGATTATTCTAGTATGTCATTCAAAAGATGCGAAAATAAATGAGAATGAATTAACTATAAAAGATATTGATTTAGCTGGAAAGTTATCTGATATTATTGCATCTAAATATGATGGAGCTGGATATTTATATAGGGATAAAGATGATAATACTATTATTACTTTTGATATAAAACAGCTTGCAGCAGAATGTAAATGTAGAGTCCCTAGATTAGATGGTAAGAAGTTTGTATTAATCGAGAATCGAGATGGAAAATTAATACCTCATTGGGATCGTATTTATTCTTCCGAACCCTATAGTGGAGAAGATGTAATTACTACTCCTCAGATTAATGTTGCAGATATTTCAGATGAAATAGAATTTAACAAAGAAGATCAATCTGAAAATTCTAATACATCTGAAGAGAAATCTGAAGTAGGTGAACTTTCAAATATAGAATTATAAAATGGAAATAGAACTTAATCTTGTAGTTACTCTATCAGATAATTTAAAAGTTACTGGAGTTAGAATTAATAAACCATCTGATTCTTTTGAAGAAGCAGCTTCTAAAACTATTGCTGTAGTAACTCCTAAAAGATCTAAATCTAAAAAAGATCAGGATACAATAGTTCTAGAAGATAATAAACTAGTATTAACTCAGAAGTTATTAGATATAATTAATGCTGAACCAGGAGATAGATTACTAGTTTCTTTTAAAGAAGAGAATGGTATTTACTTTCCAGTAATTGCTAAATCAGAAGTTTTCGCAGATCCAGAATCTGGAAATAAATTAACTAAAAGTCTTACTCTTTCTTATAGAGGAAAACAGAGAGAACAGTTATTAATCTATGGTACAAAATTTAGATTCGAGGAAACTTCCGAAAATTCTAAAACATGTAAATTAATTGGAGATAAAGAAGTTAAAGCAGATGATAAAGTTATTAAATTTAATAAAGATATTGTAACTTTTGATTCTGATGAATCGGAAGATGATACAAAGAAAACTTATACAAGGGAATTAAAAACTCCTTTTGAAGTTACTTTGGAAGATGAGGGAGATTATGAAATTCCAACAGATCTTAAAAACTTAGATTTAGAGGGATTAGAAGAAATAAATCTAGATGATGAAACACTTTTTAATTTAACTAATTAATTTATTTAAACATTATGGCACTAAATTTTGGAGCAGATTTTAACAATGCAGGAGAACACACATTAGCTAAAGGAAGTTATTTACAAGGTGATAAAATTCATATTGTTAAATTAAAAGAAGCGAAAGCTGATAGACAAAAATTAAAAGATGGAAGGGAAGTAGATACTATCAACGTAGTATTTGAGGATGAAAATGGAGCAACTTTTGAAGATAGAACCTTTGAATTAACACAAGACTCTATTGAAAGAAAAACATTCGAGTGGGGAACTTCTGCGTCTATGTATGATTCCGCAGTATTAAAGTTCCGGTGTTATATTGAACACTTCGCACCTAAATATAATGAAAAACTAATTAAAGGAGAAGTAAAACTTGAAATGAAGAGCTGGAAACAATTCCGGGATTCGATGGTTGCAATTCTCCAAGCTGTTATTAAACAAAAAACTCCTGTATGGTGTAAACTTAAATTAATTAAGAATAGCTCAGGATTTGCTAGTCTTCCTTTCTTTGCAGCAGTAAATAAAGAAGGAAATGCGTATGTAAACAATAACTTTATCGGCAATGTAGAAATTTTGAAACAACAAGATAGGGATATTGCATTTACTGCTTCTGAAATCAAGAAGATTAGAGCTAGAGAAGAAGCTTCTTCTGGAACTACTACTTCCACAGAAGAATTAATTTCTTCTAATCCGGAGGAAATTTCGGATATTAATATGGAAGATTTTGAAAATATGACTCTGTAATGGGAGTTAACCTCAGTAAAGTAGATGTTTCTAGTCCTCCTTTAATAGCTGATTACGATTCCGTGTTCTCTGAGAAGTTAACTCAAGAATTATTACTTAGATATAATTCAGAAGAAACTTATATGGAACATTATTTGGGAATTCCAGTTAAAAAAGGGTTATTTAAGTCTCCACTTAGAAAAGATAATACTCCTACATGTGCATTTTTTAGAGATAGTGTAGGGAGGCTTGTATTTAAAGATTTTAGGGGCGATTTTTATGGAAATTTTATTGAGGTAGTTAAGTATAAATATAATGTTTCTTATTCTAAAGCGTTAGCAATTATTGCTAATGACTTTGGAATAAGAAAAAATATTAACTTTCCAGTTAATAAATCCTGCATAAAAGAATATACTAATTCAAAATTTGAAAAAACAGAAGGATCTATTATTAAAGTTAAAGTTAAGGACTTTACAGAAGAAGAATTGAAATGGTGGGGAAAATTTGGAATAAGTCTAAATACTTTAAAGAAATTTTTTGTATTTTCCTTAGAACTAGTATATTTAAATAATGAAATATTCTCATTTAGCACCTCTAAAAAGTTTCAGTTTGGGTATTACTATCCTACTAAGGACAAAGAGAAGCAATTGTGGAAAATTTACTACCCAATGAATAAAAAATATCGCTTCATAACTAATTATAAGAAAAGTATAATTCAAGGTATTCATAACATGCCAAAGAATGGAGAATATTTAGTAATAACTAAATCTCTTAAAGATGTTATGTGTTTATATGAACTTGGGATACCTGCAATTGCACCTAATTCGGAGAATCAGTTTGTGAGTGATATTTTATATTCTAAATTAAAAGAAAGATTTAAGAAAATATTCTTGTTTTATGATTCTGATTTAGCTGGGATTAGTAATATGAATAAAATTAGAAAGAAATTTTCTGATATATTTCCTATATATATTCCGAGGAGATATAAGGCTAAAGATATATCAGATTTCTATTCTAAATATGGAAGTTTAAAGACTTTCGACTTAATAGAAAATACGAAAAGGTTATATTTAAATGGATAAAGTACAAAAAATAGAATTAGAAGAATGTATAGCTGATATAGAAGCTGCTTTACATAGTATTTCTAATTTTAGAAATAAATATCACAATGATATTTTTAATATTGTAAAGATAATGTATTATCTTGACTTAATAAAACTAGACGTTGATTCTTTAAAACATCTCCTAAAAAATTCAGTAGAAGAATAACAAATATTTAATACATAGAGAAAGATTTAAAGTAATTTATGAAAGATTTAAAAATCATCTGTGATATAGATGGAATAGTTGCAGATTTTATGGGACATTATAAAAAATGGTTTAATGTAGATACATATCCATCTAGATTACAAGAGTATGCAATATTAAAAAACGTATACAATTTAAGGAATAATAAGAAATTTTGGATAACCGTTCCTAAATTAAGAGATATTAATTTCCCTATAGTTGCTTATTGTACTAAAAGAATTAATTCTAAATCTTATACTAAGGAATGGATAATTAAAAATAATCTTCCTGATAAACCTATTTATCAAATGGTATGTTATTCAGGTAATAAATCGAGGCTGATTAAGGGGAAGTGTGATGTATTTATTGAAGATTCTATAACTAATTTTATAGAGTGTAATAAATCCGGAGTGTTTACATTATTATTGACTACTCCAGAGAATAAATATTATAATACTCCTCTTAGAATCGATTCTCTAAATTATGGGGATATATATAATAAATACGAAGAATATAATAAATATTAAATACTATAATTTAATCTTATGGAAGTTTCGAAACTTGAACAAGTAGAAGTTGATAAACTGTACAAACAATTAGCTTACTATAATTGTCACTATGGATGGTTATTACTATCTATAAATAAAACTAATCATAAATTTAAGGAGCAGAATTATTTAAATATTGCATATGGATTAAATCAATCCACAATAACATACTATACACATCCTACTGATGTAGTAGATATAATGGATTTATTTGATAGAAATTTATTCAGGAATATTATCTTTGAATATTTAGATGTTTACTTCGGAGAAAATAATAGAAAGTTTAAAGATATAATAATAACTCCAGAAATTCTTCAAAATATTGTTATCATCACTTTAAATAAAGAATCTAGAGATGAAATAATAAAAGCTCTAGAAGAAATACTTCCAGAGTATTTTGATTATATCGATTTAATTACAGAAAATGAATATTGACAATTATAAAACCTATTTAGATACTACTATTTTAAAATGTCTTAATGCATGTAGTACTTCTAATGAGACAGAGGTATTTTTAAAACTTATAAACTATCTCTTTAAGAATTATAAAGAAGAATTATTTGTGCCAGAGTATTATATTATAAATGCTATTAAAAATTCTACAGACAGTGCTTTAGGAGATATATATGAATCTATCCTTAATGAAATACTTAAAGATTTATTGGGGAATGAAAATATACTAGATTCTATAAGCTTTCATGTCTTAACTACTGATTTTGGATTTAGCCTATCTATAGAATATTATACAATTGAAAATTTTCAATGTGGGAGAGAATTTATCTTTGGTTTGAGAAGAATTATTCCAGACATTATTATATACGAAACTATAGATGGAGTACTACAAAAAAGAAGAACTGATATCTAAGGAAGTATTATCTAAATTTAAGATAAAAATAGTATCAATAAACACTCTAGATATAACTGATGAAGTATATTTTTCTGATAAATATTCTAATTATATATCTAATTCTAAATTAAAACTGATAAATCCTGATGAAGGAGGATCGTTTAAAACATATTTAGAAGGATTAAAATCTAAATCTACCGGATCTCTAGATTTAGGATCGGCGGTTCATGAGTTGATCTTAGAAAATGAATCGTTTGAATTAAATTCTTACACCAAACCATCAGGTAAAATTGGGAAGGTTATAGAAAGTATATTTAAATATAGAAATAGAAGATATTCTATATTAAATTCAATTCAACGAGCTTCGGAGGAAATTTCTTATTACGTATCTCAATTAACTAATACTAGAATATCTAAAATAATCTCATCTGGACTTAAATATTATCTTTATTTATATAAACATAAGGATATTAAATATGATAAAGAACAAATAATCTTAGATGAGAAATCTAGAGAAACCTGTATAAAGTGCGTAGATTCTATTAGAGGGAATATAGATGCAATGAATTTACTTCTTCCAGATGAATTTTCATTAGATCAATATTTAAATAGGAATGAGGATACTATAGTGATGGAAATAGTAGTAACCTTCCCTAACAGTACTTCCGATCCAAATGCAGAAGAAGTAAGTATTTTGTTAAAGTTAAAAGCTAAGATAGATAATTGGAATTTAAATATAGATGAGGGTTTATTAAATCTAAATGATTTAAAAACTACAAGTAGGATGTGGTATATGTTTCCAGGTTCAACAATTCAAGAAACTGGAGAATTTGTTGAGGGTTCCTTTCAACATTACCATTATTATCGTCAATTAGCAATGTATTATTGGATGTTATTATCTTATTTAAATAGAGAAGATTATAAGGTATCTAAATCATATTTAAATATTATATCAGTACAAACTATTCCAAATTATTCTAGCACAGTATTTAAAATTCCAAATAAGTGGCTACTTAAAGGATTAAAGGAATTTAAAACCTTACTATCATACGCTGCTTATGCTGAATATAATAAAGAAAGTATATTATCATGATTCCATACAGAGATGATGTTTTAATATCAAAACAAATAGTACAAGATTTAGTTAATCAATTTAATAATTTAACTCAAGAAGAAAAGGAAAAATTCTTCAAGAAAGTTTTATGTATAGGCTCTTTAGCTGTAGACTCTTTAGATACTGTTACAGCTTTAATATCTATACTTATTGCTATATATAGAAAATATTCCGAGAAACATCCAGATGTTCCTATAGAGAAGTTTACCAAAGCGTTTTTAAAAGATATATCTACCTATGACGATTCATGGATGGAAAATTTCTTACCTCTATGTAAAGCTATCACTGACTGTAAAAAAGTAAACCTATGTGGGGCAAAGAATCTTGAGGAATGTAAATCTAAGATAAATAGTGTATTAGATAAATTACTTCCATTTTAATATAGGAATATCATCACTTTAGATAAAAACAACACCTCACTAGAAATTATTAATAAATTTTTAGTGATTAATATTTTGATAACATTAAAAATCCCCTTATCTTTGTGCTATCAAATTAAGGGAAAATATAACAACTTAAATATTTATTAACCTATAAAATTTTTAGAATTATGGCAAAATTGTTTATGACCAATGTAAAAGGATTTAGTAAAGAAGAAGCAATGTGTGAACTTCCGTTAGAAATTAATCAAAATGCAACTGCAAAATGGCGTGCTGCCGGGGAACCTACTTTCGGTTCAGATGATTTCCGAGCATTCGCTGAGAACTTCATCAGCAACAAACATATGATTACTGGAGCTGGAGCTTATATTCAGAAAACTTCTCCGGTTGCTGATACTCGTACGAAACCTTATAAAATTGTAAATTTCAAGAAAGAAGGTAAGACTAAATGGGAAACTGTATATAATGTTTGTGAAGCAGAATTTAACTTGGATAAAGAAGGTAAATTTAAATCAATCGAATCAATTGGTATGCCTGTAGATCAATCTGCTGTTAATAAGGCTGATGCTGAACGTAAAATGCGTGAATTGATTGCTCAAAATAAACGTAATTATGTAGTAAGAAAGACTAAAGAAGTTGTTGAGGATGAAGCTTCTAAGAACGGAGAAATCTTGTGTGCAGGTGTTTATACTCCGTCAATTACTACTAAACAAGGAGAATTTTATGTATTTGGATTAGTTAAAGAATAATCTTAAATATAATATAATAAAATATTTATACAAATATATAATTAATTAGAAGGGGTGTAATATTAATTTATTACACCCTTTATTTTTAAAAACATAACAGTAATAATTTTAACAGTGTCGCTACTTAAAGCCGTGATTAAATATGAAACTAGAATTATCTAAATCGATCTTAGAATCTATCTCAAGTAGAGTAAATAATGATATTTTTACATTTGATGATGTAGAAAGTGAATATAAATTGGATAATATTCAAGAAAAGTTATATAATAGATTATATAAAAACTATCAGGATTTAACTCCACCACAATTTGATTTAGATACGTTTAGATTTACATATAAAATACTTTGTCAAAACTCTGGAGTAAAAAAGACCCCTCAGAAACAATTAAATAAAGTTAAGGATAGAAAAATTATATATGATGCTACTACTGATGAATCTTTCGAAAGTAGAATTGTTGGTTCATCTGTAAGAGATGAAGAAGGTAAAGTAACACATTATGAATTTAGAATCCTTATTAGAGATAAAGAATCTTTTGAAGGTACTCTCACATTATCTGAAATGCAGGATATTTATGTTGGATATTCTAATAGAGGATATAATTTATCAGCTAGGAAATTGTCTGAGAAATTCCCACAATATGATTTGATTCAATTAAAGAAAATTTTAAGAGCATTTCAGATTACTAAAGATTGTTACCCATTTGCTCCGCATATTGCAGAAAGTAAAAGTAAAGAGGAATTAGAAAGAATGTTATTGGATTTAAAATTACATTCTGCTTCTAAGAATGCTGATAGAGATGAGGTACAAGATAAGAATAAATATATCTTAGAATTAACTAAGGAACTTAACAAGTATAGGGATAAAGAAACATTTGTTAAGGATTTACTTAGAATTCCTGTTAAATATAATACTCCTATAACTCCTTTATATTCCGATGCTAATGAATATACTAATACGTTAGTTATATTCTTGTCTGATATGCATATTGGAGCTTATAATCCTAAATATGGATTTATACAATTAGAAGATTATAATAAAGAAGAAATTAGTAGGAGATTAGATAAAGTATATAATTTTATTATTAATAAATTATTTGATAATTTAATTATCTGTAATTTAGGAGATAGTGTAGATTCTTATAAAGGTGAAACTGTTAGAGGTCATGAATTACCTACTACTATTACTCCAAAAGAACAATCTAAGATGTATTTAGATGTTATGTTAGAGTTCTTTAATAAATTACTTGATTATGTAGAAAATTCTCATATTAAATATATTTGTATTGGAGATTCAAATCATTGATTGTATTTAAATACAATTTGTGCTAATAATAAGAAATTATTATTTGAAACTAGGTTAACTGCTGGGACGCCTGAGATGGTAATCAGCAACCAAGCTACAGATTTAAATTCTGTAGAAGGCTCATCGACTATTCCTGAAATGGAAGTAGAATCAAGCGATTCGAAATGCCTAGCCCTTAGCATTATATCTAACACAGATATAGATGAAGGTGAAGATATAGTCAGTTCTCATATTAATAAGGAAATATGAGGAGGTTTTATTAACCCGTATAAGAGTAGCGAACTTATATGAACATGAAGGACGGTGACTGGGGATGGCTAAATAATGTTGTTCTTGCTTCTAAACTAGAGCAATTAAATATAGAATCTTATATCTCAGATCTCCCAATTGATAAATTCGATGTTGGGAACAATTCTATATTATTCATGCATGGTGATATATTTTTCATATTTTTAATATAATTATTTGGTTTCCATGGAAATAATTTATATATCTGTTAAATAATAATATATTTAATAAATAATAGAATTATAACATGGAAGAATTTTTAAATTTATTTTTGAAGAGTGAATTAAGTTTACTCGACTTTTGTAAACAGTATAACCTATCTAGAGTTGAATTTGAAGGTTATATTAATGATAAAGGGTATTATTGGAAGAATGGAAGATCTGGCATAAAAGTTAACCTATTTAAACTGGCAATAGATGATTATGTAAATTCTTTAGAAAGTGTAGGAGCTTCTGCTAAAAGATTCGGAATTAATTCTCAATCTCTTAGTAAAGATTTAAAAGAATTAGACCTTTATGATGAATCCAGAAAAGGTAAGTCAATAAAAAAATATAATGAACGTATTTTTGATACTATTGACACAGAGGAGAAAGCATATTGGTTAGGATTTATCTTTGCTAATGGATATATATATATTCATCCCCAATCGAAGAGAAAAAATCTAGAACAGATTGGAACTTTGAATTATGTGCTTCTGGTACTGATAAAGAACACATGGAAAAATTTGCCAAGTTTATAGGATACACTAAAGAATTAAAGATTACTAAAGCTGATAATAAAGGAAATACTAGATGTAGGGTATGTCTATCTAGTCAACATTTATGGGAAACACTTAATAGTTATGGTTGTACTCCTAGAAAATCTTTAACCTTAAAGTTCCCAAGTCTAAACATATTTAAGGACGAGAGTTTAGTATGGGACTTTATAAGAGGTTATATAGATGGAGATGGGTGTATTTCATATGCAACTAAAGATCATTCTAAAATGCTCCTTTCATTATTAGGAACAGAAGATTTTTTAAATTCTATACAAGATGTATTTTCTACTAAGTACCCTTTAGGATATAATCATAATGATAAGAATTCTAAAACTAGAGTACTAGAAATAGCTTGTAGACCAGGACTTAACATTTTACATAAATTATACTCACACTCAAAAATATATTTAAAAAGAAAATATGAAAGATACTTAGAATATTGCCGTCTATATGAGGAATCATATAGAGAATTAGAAACCAATAACGGGGAAGGCTGTGATGTCAATCCCGTGATAAGTACAGAAAGTAAAGAGTCTGTGCCATCGTAACGCGTAGAACTTGAACCTCGAAAGAGAATAAAATAGTTCCAAGAGTGGTTTCTATCCCAACACTTTTATAAGTAGTGGATAAAAAGGTACGCTGGACTATAGCAAAAAAGAAGCTATAGAAGTTAGGATAAAAAGCCTAACGATAACAAACTCGAAAGACAGTGATTCTCAATTTAAAGGAATGCCTCTTACATTGAATGATAGAACAATAAATTGGGTAAATGATTATATTTATGATTCTGGATTAAAATTTAAAGACAATCTCTATGTAGTAAAAGGAGATTTACATCAATACGCTATAACTGAATCGAGAAGGTTTCAGTATATATCATGTCCAAGTTTATATGGATCTTCTAATTATATAGCTGCTAATTTTGGAAAAACTAAATGGGGTGTAGCATTTATGGAGGTATTTGACACTCATATCACAACTGGAGTAATTAAAGAGTAACAAAAAAAATATATTTATTATTTAATACTTAACTATAATTAAAAATAGAAAAAATGAATGCATTTATATTTTTATCAGAGGATTCTTCTAAAACTCCTATATTATATTTAGATAATCCTCAGGAAGTTCGTGAATTTTGTAAGAAAAATGATATAGATTTAAATAGTTATACTGATGCAAATTGGGATCTTACTTATGCTATTGAGGATTCTGATTATTCTGTATGTATATCTGATATAACCTCTAAGGAATTTAGAAACTTTTTAAAAGATTACTGCATGAATCTTTGGGATGTAGTAGATTTTATTACATTATCTAAAAAACTTAATGAATTTGATTTATATATCAGTATTTTATATTATAGTGAGGATTTTATAGAAAATATACTTGAAGAATATCCAAAAGCTCTTAAACGATTTATAGGAGCTTTAGAGCTAAATCATAGTACAGAGAGTATTAAAGCTTTAGTAGACCTAGTTTTTAAAGAGAACATAAATACAGATTGTATAAATTATATAAATGTAGATGATATATTAAATGATTTGGATATAGTAGAAACTGAAAATTTAAGTTATTTATTTAATCCAAATCAATAAATATGTATCTATATAAATCGAATTATTTAAATAAGGATATTTATTATATACTTAAATAAAATTTTATATAAACATGGGCTTCGTTTATTTATGTGATACAAAGAAATCAGATACAATTGAAATAGATTATAACTGGTTAGAATCAAATCCTTCTTTCTACTCCTTACTCTGGAAATGTATAGATAGTGATGAAACAACAAATTCAATACGATTTGTTGCAAAGGACTTAAAATACTCTAATTATATTATTACCATAAATCCTAATAATACAAATCCTAATTTATATTATCTGTTAAAAACTAAAGATTGGAGTATTAACGAACTATTTTTAATAGCTACAAATCCATATTATTATTACGAAGAAAATATATTTATAATCATCTTAGCATATATTAACTCTATTATTACTAGTCTTGAGGATTATCAATATGCTTTAGATAATTATATAGGGAAAATACAAAATAAAGAATGGATAGATTTTATGATAAATACATTAAATATTACTATAGATCCTCGAATATATGAATATGTAGATGCATGTACTTATATAGAAGATAATTTTAATTATGCAAGTTTTAATAACTGCTGTTATATATTTGGATATTAATACATGGAAGTAACTTTAGAACAATTATTAAAAGGAAAAGCAACGCAAATAGGAAAGAAAGAATTCTATTCTACTAAAGACTACATAGATCCCTTTCTTCAATCAATGAGTAAATTTACAGATGAATTTATATGTAAAGTAAAAGAGCCAAAACAGATTAGTATTGGAGAAGAAAAAGATATAATGTATAATAGAGTTTATATTCAAGCAGTTTTACCTAAAAACTATTGGGAGTATGAAGATCATCAGCAAGTAATATCTTTAATTTATGGATTAGATTGTAAAGTCCCAGTAGTAAAAATTTTTAGGGGAGGGATTAATATGGCGTGTTTAAATCTTTGTGTGTTTAATGCTACATATTTAAATACACAAGTATTAGAGCCACAAAAGATGTATGATATTTCTCCCATTAAAAATCTAATGAATTTAACAGATGATTTAGGAGTTAAGATTAAAAAATTAAAGAATACATTTATATCTAGAGATAAAGTAGATATGACTAATACTCTGGGCAAATGGGTAGATTTTTGTATTAAATCTGAGTATAAAAGTGATTTCGGAAAAGCTAAATTATCCCCAACCACAGCTATTTCAGCATATAAAAATCTTGTTTTAAATCCTGATTCGGAGTATTATGTTTCAGAAGATGAAGAGATTTCCCTATTTACTGCATATAATGCATTTACTGAATTATTAAGAGATGATAAAGATGTTGTTAATCCCTTCGAAAAAAATCTTCTTTTAAACAATTTATTTGAAATTTAATATGTACAATGATCAATCAAATGCTTTAGGAGAGTTTATATTCCAATCTAAATACGCTAGATATAATCCAGATCTAAAAAGGAAGGAAACTTTTGAAGAATCTGTTGATAGAATATTTCAGATGCATATAAAACATCTTGGAGATAAATATCCGGAAGCATTAAATAATGCAGAATTTAATAATGATTTCCTAGAAGCTTTTGATGAGTATAAAAAAGCTACAGTCTACGGTTCTCAAAGAGCATTACAGTTTGGTGGGGATCCTATTTTAAAGAAAAATGAAAAGATCTTCAATTGTTCTTATACTTACATAGATGATTTAGAGAGATTTAAACAGATTGAGTATTTACTGTTATGTGGAGCAGGTGTAGGTTGTTCTGTTGAATATAAACATGTGAATCTACTCCCAGAAATGCCTGAAATACTTAATAGCTCTATTGAGGAGTATATAATTGAGGACAGTATACAGGGATGGTCGAAAGCTATTGACCAACTCATTCAGCACTATTTTAATTCGGATATATCTTATCCTAAGTTTGATTATTCTAAAATCAGACCTAATGGAAGTTTAATATCTGGGGGTTTTCTAGCTCCGGGTCCTGATGGTTTAAGAAATGCTCTGAATAAAATAGATTCTTTACTAGATAATGTTCATAAAACTACTAGAAAACTCTCTCCGCTTAACTGTACTGATATATTATCACATTGTGCAGATTCGTGCCTCAGTGGTGGCGTCAGGCGAAGCGCTTTAGCTGTATTATTCTCTCCTAATGATGAAGAAATGTACAATTCTAAGGTAGGGAATTGGTTCTATGATAATCCTCAACGTGGAAGATATAATGCTTCTGTTGCTTTAGAGAGGAGTGATAATAATAAAGAAGTATTTAATAAAATCTTTGAGTCTACTAAGGAGTATGGAGAACCTGGGTTTTTCTTTAGATCTGATTCTGGTGTAGGTTGTAATCCATGTTTCGAGATAGGTTTTAAACCTGTACTAGAAACAACCAAACCAGATGGGGTATCTAAAGAGACTGGAATACAATTTTGTAATTTGGTCTCCATTTCAGGTAAAGAATCAACGACAAAAGAAAAATTCTACCAACAATGTAAAGCAGCAGCTACTATTGGAACAATTCAGGCTACATATAACTCTTTTCCATTCTTAGGAGAGGTAACAGAACAGTTAGCTAAAAATGATCCATTAATTGGAGTATCTATTAGCGGAATTATGATGAATCCTGATATACTACTTAATCCTGATATATTACAGGAAGGAGCTAGGATTATTAAGGAACAAAATAGTAAAATAGCTAAGTTATTAGGAATTAATCCTGCTTCTAGAACTACTTGTATTAAGCCTAAAATATTGGGCATTTAAATAGTAATATTTAAATATAAACACCGTGAATTGCTGGAATGATTTATTTATATATAAACCTAATCAGCAGCCAAGTTAAATCAGGTTCAACGACTATCTAGAAATAGAGTACAGTGTAAGCTAATGACACTGGAAGCGCGGTGCTCCTATTATTTAAATAGGATGATGATATAGTCTAATCTATATGGTGACATATAGCAGTTCATAAGAGAACGTGTATAAGAGTTGCGTCTTATATAGAATATAAATGGATGGTAATATAAGTACTTTAACAGGAAACACTCCGGGATGTCATGGTCAACATGCGAAAAGATATATTCGGAGAGTTCAGGTTAATAAAGAAGAAGAAGCAGGTAAGGTATATGCTAAATATAACCCTAAAGCAGTAGTGGAATCTGTTTGGTCTAATAATCATACTGATAATTGTATTATGTTCGCAATTGAATCAGATGATAATGTTAAAACTAAACAAGAATTATTAGGAATAAAACAACTAGAAGTAGTTAAATTATTATATAATAATTGGATTATTCCAGGAATGATAGATCCTACTAGTCCTATATGTAATAACGTATCTAATACTGTTACTGTTCCAAAAGGACAATGGCATCTTATCAGAGAGTGGGTTTGGAGTAATAAAAACTTTATAGCTGGAGTATCTTTTATCCCAGATAGTGGCGACATACAATATACTCAACCCCCATACACAGAAGTATTTACTTCAGAGGAACTGGTAGAAATGTATGGAGATGGAGTTATATTTGCCTCCGGATTAATTGTAGATGCCGAAAAGATATTCGGAAATTTATGGAAAGCTTGTGATACATTTAACTATAAAGGAGAGAAACTATATTCTACTGTTGAAGATGCTAAAGAATTCATTAAAGAACTTAATGTAACAGAAGATCCCTCTTATCTAAATAAACCTCATTCTGAATGGATAAAGGCTAATTCAATTCAATATAATAATTGGGTTAAAGTATTATCCATATTAGGATATACAGAAGAATTCATAGATGAAATTTTAGATTCTGATATAGAAATTCCAATTGCAGAAATTCAGAAGTATTTAGATAAAACAGCATTTACTAATGTAAAAAATCTAAATGCTAAGAGAGATATAATGCGGAGAATGAAAAAATTCGGAGATATATATTTTGGAGAAGATTATAACACTATGATTGAAGCTCTTAAATATGTACAATTATATCACGATTGGTGTGATATAACTAGAAACTATACTCCTATCGACTGGACTACAGTTAAATGGAAAAAAGTACTGATCGATGCAGATACAACAGGGGCTCAGGCTTGTTCTGGAGGACAATGTGATATAACTAAAATATAATAAGTATATGAAATACAGAATTACTTATACAGTATCTTGTGATTCTACATTTTATGTAGATATCGATGCAGATAATGAAAAAAAAGCAATAGATAAGTTTAATTCTGGATACTGGGATTATGATGAAGAGATACTTATAGACTCTTCTTGTTTAGATCCAGAAATAGAGAATATTCAAGTAGTAGATGAGGAGGATGTCTGATGAAATATACTATTCACAATTTAAACAACGGATTATATTGGGACGATACTTGTGAGTTATTTAGAACTGGAGGATTAGTTCCATTATATAATACAGAAGATGAAGCTAAAAATGTTATAATTAAAAAAGAATTGAAAGAATGTGAAGTACTTCCTGTTTTACTAATTCCAAATCCTGACGATAATGATTAAATCTTTTTATGCTATATATAATCCTAAATTATCTAATTATTACAATCCTATAACAAAAGAGTTTGGAGTGTATAATACTAATGCTATTTATGATAAAGATACTGCTCTTAAATATATAGATCAAGATGGATTAAAAGGTTGTGAGTTAAAAATTATATATAAATATTTTAAATCATGATATTAAATTTTATATATAATAGTCTGGAATCTGATATTGATCCTTTTGAGATTCTTCCTCCTGATAATGATATAGAGAATTTAAATATAAATTATTATGATATATCATATACTAAAGATAAGAAAAAAGGAAGAGCTATATTGAATAAATATGCTGCTAGAGAACTTCCGGTATTTGAATTAACAGATGACAATGGGAATTATTTATATTTTTCTTATGCAGAAAGTAGATTATATAAATTAACTAAGGAATTTATTATATCTAAAGTAAAAGAATACGAACATAATAAAGAATAAATATATTTTATTTATGTTAGCAGAAGATCTCAAAATTGGAGATATTATACTTGTAGAAGGAGGAAGTAGTAATTATAATATAGAAATTTTGGATATATTATCTCCTAATATTAAATATAGATATACTGATTTACCTAAAACTAATAATTGGGCGGATTATTCTATATTTAATAAAACTTTTAAAATACTTGAATTATTAAAAGAAGGAGATGGAAAAAGAAAAGGAAATAAAACTATAACAGTATCAAAGAAATCTAAGAAAAAATGAAAGTAAAAATATATAATAAATCTAATAACGAACTACCTAAATATAAAACATCTGGAGCAGCTGGAATGGACGCAAGAGCTAGCTTTAGTAATATTGATCCTAAGGATTTAATTAAATATGGATCTGTAGTATATACCTTAGATACTACAACTATGAAGATTAAATCTATATCTATGCAACCTGGGTCTAGAGTATTAGTACCTTTAGATATTTATACTTCTATTCCAGAGGGGTATGAGGTTCAAATTAGAATGAGAAGTGGATTAGCTTTAAAGAAAGGATTATTATTAGGTAATGGTGTAGGAACCATCGACGCTGAAAACTAACAAATTTTAACACTTTATCTATTGTTCCAGTCATCTTAATTATCTATATTTGTACATTAATAACTAAATTAATTACTTTATATGGATGAGACTTGTAAACAATGTGGTAAGGTTATAGAAACCTCTACTAAAAAAGTTCCTAAAAATTTTTGTTCATACTCTTGTTATGAACAATGGGCAAAATTTAATTATACTCCTAATTGTGAGTGTGCAGTATGTGGAAGAAAGATGTATATAAAACCTTCTCATATTAAAAAGGTAAAAAATGGAGTAACATGTTCTAAGAAATGTGCATATATTCTAAAATCAGAATATTCCAAAGGAGAGAAAAATCATCAATATGGACTTATTGGAGATAAAAATGCCTCATTTAAGGGAACTACTATTATATCTAATTATGGATATATATTAGAATATTGTCCTGGGCATCCTTATCCCCATGATCGATCAACAAAAGGGACCAGAGTACTGCAACACAGGTTAGTAATAGAACGTAATTATGAAAAGTTTAACCCTGAGTATTTCGAAACTATTAATGGAAGAGTTGTTCTTAGACAATGCTATGATGTACATCATATAAACGAGGACAAACAGGATAATCGTTTGGAAAATTTAGAAATACTTTTGCGGTCAGAACATACTTCACATCATAATCTACAAAAACAAATTATAAGGGACGATTTAGGTAGAATAGTCGGCGTCGTTAAATTGGGCAATAACGGGGAAAGCTGTGATGCTAATCCCGTGATAAATTCAGAGATTACGAAAGGCTCTGAATCATTGTACAGCGTAGAAGGTGAATAAATATAATCCTTCCAAGAGTGCCCAACACGTTATGTGAAAAGGTACGCGGAGCTATAGCAAAAAAGAAGCTATAGAAGTTAGGATAAAAAGCCTAACGATAACAATTATTGGACTATAGAGGAAATTATGGTGTTATCCTAGTAAATCCTAGTTGGAATTCTGCTGTAGATATCGCAGAAGGAGATAGAATTTGTCAATTAATTCTCCAGAAAGTAGAAGTATGTGAATGGGAAGAAGTAAATAGTTTAGAGGATTTAGATAAAACAGATAGAGGAATTGGTGGATTTGGATCAACAGGAAAACAATGATACTTATATTAGAAATATTAGGGCTTAAATTCTCTACCTCGGATAAATCGGAGTGTAAAATATTGTTTGATGAGATAGAAAATGTAGATCTTATTAGAAAAGCTTCTAGATGTATATATAATTACCAGCAAGATTTAAACTTTAAAACATTGCAAAATATATTCTTTTGTAACTTTAATTTAGATCAAGAGTTACTAAATTATATTGAGGCAATGTCAGAAGGTTTAGATTTTATTTCTAATATAATAATACACACTGTAAAACATGTAGACGAAGAAATTATATTTTAATGAAAGATACTAGTAATGTATTCCATGATTTTGAAAATACATTAATACAGGAAAAAGAAGACAAAGAGTTGGAATCCGAAATAAAAGGATTCCACACTCTAGATTTTGATTTATCATGGGAGCAATTATCAGCAATTAAGACTATTATTAAATTTATAAATAGTAATAGAGATAGAGAATTAGATGACGTAGAAGCTAATAAATTATTATTATCCGGAAAAGCTGGAACTGGTAAATCTAGTATTGTATCTCAAGTAGTAGCATATTTAGATAATTATAATTACGATTATGTAGTATGTGCTCCTACACATAAAGCTAGGATTAATTTAGAGAAACTTACTAAATCTGAAACATTAACATTACATCAATTATTATTACTAAAACCAAATCTCGAAATTGAAAATTTAAATATTAGAGAATTGGAGTTTCAAAGTGGACTTAAACATAATTGGAAGGCTAGAATTCCTAGGTTAGTAATAATAGATGAATGTAGTATGATAACCTCTGATTTATATGACTTTATAGATAAGGAGTTAATTATAAAAAGAAACGTAAGAGTGCTTTTTGTAGGTGATTCAGCACAACTGAGAGGAGTTAAAGAGTTGCGGATATCTAAAGTTTTCTCTATAAAAAATAAGATAGAATTAACTAAAATATACAGGCAAAAAGAAGAGGCTCCGTTATTATATTTATTAGATGAATTAAGAACATCTCCACATACCGGCAAATTTAAAGAATTTAAATCTAATTATGGATCTTTACATAATTGTAATAATGTAAAAGACTTCATAATTAAAGCTGGAAGAAATTTTAAAAAAGCTATTAGTGAGGAAGATCCTTATCTGTGTAGGATTCTTACATATACAAATAAGAGATTAAATGAGTATAATACTGTACTTAACAAACTTTTATTTAATAATAATGAAGAATATAATATCGGAGGATTCTTAACCGGATATGATAATTTTGAATCTGATGATTACTTTGGAAAAATATTTAATTCTCTAGATTATATAATAAAAGATATAAAACCTTATATTAAACCTCCATCTGAGTTATTTCCGTTAGAATTAAAAGGATTTATACTAACACTAAAAGATATTATATACGAAGACGATATAGAGATATTTATTATATCTAAATATATAGATCCTAAAACGTTAAATTCCTTTATTTCTTTATATGAACAAACTAGATTAATGGCTTTGAAAATAGATAAAAAAGTAAATCCTAGGTTATATGGAACATTATGGGGTAAGTATTATAAATTGCAACAGTATTTTGCATCTCCAATTGATTTATATTATGATGGAAGATTAATAAAGTCAGCAACATTAAAGCCTGGGTATGCCATTTCTACGCATAAGAGTTAACTTCTTGGCTCTTGTAAAACCTACTTAATTGACGGGAACATCCTTAGAGATTATCCTACTAAATTATAACAGTGATGTATATAATGGTGAGATTAACTACCTCAGTATAGTAAAAAAGGATAATATTGGATAATCCGCAGCCGAATTCCATAATTGGAAGAGGGTTCAGAGACTATCTCGAAAGAGAGTACATTTAAATTATTTAAAATTTATTTGGAAACAGTAGGATATTTAATAAAGAATATCTATTAAATATAAGATATAGTCCAATCTACAGATGAAAGTTTGTAGTATTATTATGCAAGGAAGCTCAATTACTAATGTTTATATAGATATGAAGGACATTTTAAAATGTAGAGATGAAGAAGAATTAAGACAACTACAGTATGTAGCCTTATCTAGAACAAAAAATAACATTTATATATTAAATTGAAATGAATTATAATATAGACACTAACTTTCCAAAAGACGACCCGTTAGAAATTTATACTCCGGAAAGTGAACTACTTACTACTGTAGCTACAGTATACGAACTCCTTTACATTACAAATCAGATAAAACAACAACAATTAAAAGGGTTTTATGTTAAATTTAAAGGATTAGATATAGCAATAGATGATGATGGAAGGTTGGCAACTATGCCAAAAGAAGTATTCTATAATCAGAATAAAGTTAGGCAGGAAGCTTTCGTTGGAATACCTATAGAAGAATATAACAAAGTTACAATAGAAATAGATAAGGATAATATCTTAACAGAAATGTGGTATAGAGGTAATTTTTATAGTATGCAACTTTCTAGAATGAGTGAGTCTGCCTTTACAATAAAAAAATGTCCGGAGTGGGAGAAAATAATTAATTCTCCAGAAACTGAAGGAACAGTTGAAAGGAGTATATTAGAAACGCTTTCTAGTACCATATCTTTTACACCTATATGCAATCTTTTATCAGCAAATGAGAACAACATACAAGAATGAATTAATATCTAGAGACTCTAAAGGAAAAATTAGGGTAGTATATGCAAGTGCTAAATATTATCCTGTGGTTGACGAATTTAGAATCTTTAAGAAAACAGGATTATTTAAAGGAAAGCTTATTGAACAGCCGGAGAAAGTTATTACAGAAGGTAAAGCTAAAAGAACAATCCATCAGCAAGGAGATTTAGAGTATAATTCTGTTATATCTAAATATTTAGATAAAGGATATAAGAGAGTAGAAGAATTATTTACAAAACCTTTAGATAAACTAACTGAGGAAGAGATAAATGAAAAACTTCCTTTAATAAAAACTAATGCTGATAATGTTCCTATTCCAATGGGATGTAAAAAATACACAGAAGTAGCTACTAAAGCTTTTGATAAAGAATATTTAGCCTCAAGAAAGTTAGATGGAGTTAAATGTATCTTTTATCAAAGGAATGGGGAGATTAGGACCAGTTCTAGGGGTGGACGAGATTATAATGCAGCAGCAGAACATCTAATTAATGATCCAGCTATGATAGAAATATTTAAAAAGTATCCAGATATAATGTTAGATGGAGAAATTTATAAACATGGATGGACATTACAAAAAATTTCTGGATTAGCTAGAACTAAGGAAATTACTCCAGAAAAATATCAAGATATTATCCAATTACAGTATTGGATATACGATATTGCTGATGATAAAATGAAGTTTGAGGATAGGTGGGAATTAATGCAGGAATTAGAACCTATTATATCTAAATCATCTTACTTAAAATTAGTAGAACAAACTCCAATTTCTGGATGGTTAGGAATCGATAAATTAAATAAGAAATATGTAGCAGAAGGATTTGAAGGAGTAGTCATTAAACGATTAGACGCATATTATGGATATGGAAAAAAGACTAGCGCGGCTATAAAGATTAAAGACTATAAAGACGAAGAATTTCTTATTGTAGGATGGGTTCCTGGATTGCGGCCAGAAGAGGATATGTGCTTTGTTATGGAAACTAAATCTGGAAAAAGATTTAAAGCAAAACCTGTAGGGGATAGGAATACTAAATTAGATTATGTAAAGAATATATCTAATATTATCGGACATATGGGAACTGTTACATATTTTAGTATGTCAGAAGATGGAATCCCAACTCAGCCAGTATTTAAAACTATTAGATATGAAGAAGATATATATAATAATTATGATGAAGAGGATTAAATAATAATTGAATATGAAAATTGGCAGTAGAAAATCGATCTATGATGATCTTCAAAAGTATGATCACTTAAAAAATAAGTCTTCTTTTATAGAAATAACCGAATGGACTAATGGAGAGGGATGGGATATAGCTATAAATGAAAAAACATTTAATTTAACTTATGGAGAACTTGAAGCTATAAATTATCTTGTTAAAGCATTAGATTATGAATCCGATAAAGTCAAAGATAAAGATTATTAATCAATATAATAATCCTCTTTATTATTGGTGGAAAGTTAGAAAAATATTTAAAAGACCTAAATGTCATCTTATACTTAAGAAAAATTTCTGGTTTTTTGGACTTCCTGTTAGAAGAGATTATAATTCTGTTATAGATATAAGATTCTCAGGGCTAGGATGGAAATGGAAATATGATGAAGTTAGACATGAATGGGATCCTTATATTCAGATATGTTTATTTCGGAAATATCATATTATATGGATATTTAATTGGGTAAATAAACATGATAAATTAAATTCCGATATAATAAGTATGTCTACATGGGAAGCTATATTAGATTATTTGTATAATCATAAAACTATACAAGAATGTGTAAATTTTCATACTTGGGAGTATAATAGAGAAATTCTAACTATAAAAGAAAATATAAAGAAAAAGTATTTAAAAACTTTAAAGTAATAAATATAAATTATATTAGAGATAATTTATTTTATCTCTAATATTTAAATCATAATTTATGAAATATAAAAAGAAACCAGTAATCATAGAAGCTATACAACTTTTAAATAATAATTCTTCTATAGAAGAATGTTTAAAGTTTATATATAATGTTTTTATAACTGACGATGATATAGAAACTGTTAAAAATGATAAACATATACGTATTCAAACTTTAGAAGGAGATATGAAAGCTTCTTTTGGAGATTATATTATTAAAGGAGTAAATGGAGAATTTTATCCATGTAAACCAGATATTTTTGAAAAAACATATGAAAGTATTAAATAATATGAGGAAAATATTTATTTTTATAACATTAATATCATTAGTATTTTTATTAACAAAATGTAATGGAGACATATATAAAAAGAATAAAAGTGAGTTAGTTAAAACACTTTCTTCTATGGATTTATATACAGTTCCAGTGAAAGAAAATTTATCTACTATAGTAACATTCGGAAAGGATACTTTAGCGATAACTAATACTCCTATAAATATATATATTCCAAATGTATTAAATAGATTTGATAGTCTTAAATTAGATACTATTGCTGTAGATACTAATAACTTATTTAGTCAATATACTCAAACCATATTATTTGAAGATATAGAGAGCAAAGATTATGATTTTAACGATCTTGTGATTTATATTAAAAATAAATGTAAGTATTTAAATAACAAAGATTACTTCTTGCAATCTATAGAAATCCAACCTATTGCTCTAGGAACTAAACAGAATATAAAATTAGGATGTGTATTAAGTAACGGTTCTGAGTATATTATATCTAATAATGTTAGAGAAGAGTTATTTAATAATCATAATGGATATATAAATACAATATCAGGAAAAGAAAATATTAAATTTAAATCCTATTTAGCACTTGATAGTATTAGATTAAATAAAGACTCCAATCCATATATTGCTTGGTTTATTGAAATAAATAAAGCTAGATATTATGCAGTATGTTCCGAAATAAATTACGAAGAGTATAATATGTTTGGAGATAAAGATATTCCGTATGGATTAATCTTTTATAATACTTTTATATATCCAGAAGAGGGGAATCCTATATATGAAGTATATAAAGACTTCTATCTTTGGAGAGATGGAAAAAGATCTTCAATAGGGAAATACTCTGATTCTAAATGCTATAAGTATTAAAAATATCATTCAAATAAATGAAAGATTTATATAACACTATAAATAAAGTAATTAATAACAAATCTTTAAATTCTGAGGAAGCAACTAACTTAGTTCATATATATATTACAGAAGAGTTAGGAAAAGAACCAACTTCCGAAGAACTTACAGAAGTATTAAAACTACTGCAAAGGGGTATATTTGATTTTGAATATATGTTGGATATCATGTTAAAGAAACCCCATGTATATGGATTGTATACTTGTAATATTTATTCTCCGTTAGATGAGAATGGGAATAGAAAATTTATAAAAAGAACTCTTTATAGAAATTAGAATGGAAACTTATATTGATTTTGATGAACCTTATACATCGGATGTATTTGATGATGTAGATCCTTTATTGGAAGTAGAAGAACTTCCGAAAGAAATTAGAAATGAATTATTTAAAGAAATCGAAAAAGAATTTGAAGAGGAAGAGGAGTCCGATTTATTAAAAGATTGATTATGAGAAATTTTAAAATTGCTTTATCAATCGAAGAAATTATTTCAGAAGAAGAATTACTTGATATTATAAATTATTGTTATGATACTAATTATTTAACTTTTTCTGATATCCCAAAAGAACTAATAAAAGAATATATAATTGATGAAATGGGAAGTATATTTTCTTTCGAAACCTCTAATATAGATATTAAAGAAGTACATTGTGAAGAATAAATATATTGATATTACTAGGGAAGATTGGATTAGTCTAATCTCCCTAGATAAAAATAATCCAATAAATAAAAAATTGGGAGCAAAATTTATTTGTCAAGAAGAAATTAAGAAGACGGAGGAAACTATTTTATATAGAATATGTATAGAAGATATAAAATCAAAACGATTATTTTGTGTTAAATATATTCTATTTAAAGATTCCGAAGGAAAGCCTGATATAGCAGTAAATACTGAATATACTGATAAGTTATATAAAATCTAATAAGATGCTTACATATTATTTAAGAAACTTCTGGCAAGATTGTAGAATAGATTCAATTCAAAGAATTCGAGAAACGATTCCAAATATAAACGATGAAACACTTCTAGAAATTTTAGAAGGTAAGAAGAAAACTGTAACTGAGGATGGTATACATTTTACTATAGAAGATGATCATGAGGAAGATGAAATGTATTTAAGTAGAGATCGTATACAAGAATCTTTTGAATATAAATTTATGGACTTAGCTTCTCAGGTTATGGGATATTCAAAAGGATTGCATCTTGATACAGATGAGGATAGAAGACATTATTACTCTCTTTTAGAAAATACTTTTGAGAAGATTCACAAATTAGAGAATAATTGGAAAGAGTTTTGTGCTTTGATAAAATGTAATATAAATCTAAAAATTGAGGATTATCTTTATGACGAAGATTCTTTGGAAGTAGATGATGTTGATGTATTTAATTATGTCGAACATTTAGATTCTCCTAATAAAGCTTCTTCTTACAAGAACCTTGTTTCTGAATACCTATCCACACTAAACTTTAGTTTTAAATATGCTCTAGATTATTTAATAAGAGAACATAACTATCAAACTATAGAATTATTAAAATTAGATTTATCTAACGGATTAAAATATATCCCAGAGCATAAAAAAGCCCAATCTGAATTAGACACCCTTAGAGGAGATGATATCTTTCCAGAAGATATTCTTGAATGTATATGGAATAGTGGTTGGTTATCTCCAAATGGAGAATTATATGGATGTCCAGATTATGATCATATAAATTTCTCTGATAGATTAGTTAAATATTTAAATTTATCAGGAACAAATTCTGATAGAATATTAGAAACTAATGGATATATTAAATTCTCATGTGGAAGATGGTTATATATGGAGAAAGATTTTACTCCTACTATAGCCCAATTAGAAACAATTTTAAAGTGGAATAAGGAAAAGAATAAAAGTCTTAAAATTTGTATTGGAGATGGATCATCAACGGTTAATGTAGATATTATAGAATCTAGATTAAATTCTTTAAATAAATAAAATGAAGGTACATAATTTCCAAATAAAGAAAAGAATGGAATTATTTAATCAGTGAGTTGAGAAAAGAGATGATAATGTCAATGAATATTTTTATGATGGAGGTAATGATATATACATAACTCCATATCAATTACAAGATCCGGATTATATCATCCCAGAATGGAATAGTACTATTCCTTCGGGATTAAGAGAGTTATATAATAAAATAGGAAAATTATGTAAAATCGATGGTGATGTTATTGGATATTTTGCTGGGATAGTATGTGATTATACTGATTTTTATTATAGAATAGTATTAGAAGATGAACCTAGAAGTATTTTACATTCATGTGTTGGAAATATAGATTTTATTGATTAGTATTAACATTTTAAATATATTTATTATGAATTATTCAGAGGTTATGGAATTACTAACTGATGAAATACTTGAGTTGTACAAAATAAAAAATAGTGATTACGGAAATTCTTTTTATAAGCAATTAGATGAGGATGGATTATTAGTATCTAAGATCAGATTGCAGGATAAATTAAGTAGATTTTCATCTATTATTAAAAAAGATACTATAGAAGTAGAGGATGAGAAGCTTAGAGACACATTAATTGATCTTGCCACATATAGTATAATGACTGTTGCATGGATGGATAATAAGTAGAATATGAAGAAAACATTTAAAGAGTTAAATTCAGATGATATAATATATGTTATTAGTTTTAATAAAATTGTTGAATATAAAGTCGACTATTGTAGACCTTATAATGGCCATCATTGTTTATTAATTAAAGATTTCTTCACTTCTAATGAGTATCCCGTAGATTCTGATAAAAGTATTGAATATATAGATAAATATTATATAGTACTTAATGAAGAAGATATTCATGAATGCCAAATGAAGTGTCTTATAAAGCGAAGAAACAAATTATATGGATTACTAAATGGAGTAAGAAAAGCAGAACGTACTTATATAAAACAAATAGATGAGGTTGAAGATTTAATAAATAAATGCAATGAATAATTTTGAAACTGCTATAGTTAAATATATTTGCCCCATATGTGGCAATGTTGTCGAAGAGAACATTATAATGAACTCCAGATTAACGGAAGAAGATGCTTCTAAGGTACGAGAACTCCATAATAAAATTGTAGGTTATTCTGATCATGCTTGCGAGGAATGTTCTAAATATAAAGATGATGTGGTATATTTTATCGAAATAGATTCAGAAGAGTCCGTTGGTAATGATATGCATAGAACTGGACGAATTAGTGGAATTAGAAAAGAATCAGAATTAGTTACGGCTGCCGAGGAATATATAATTACTTTAGAAGATGGAACTAGGTTTTGTTATATAGATAAAGAGGAAGGAAAAAGAATTGGAATGTGGAATGATTAAATTTTTAATGAATGAGACTAATTAAGCCAAGTGTTGAAATATGGGATCAAGAAGAAGGTTTAAATGGGGTATATAAAAGTATTGAACGTGCGGGACGTATTTGTTATAAAAGTTCTGATAAAATAACAGAGGATTCTGCTGAACCTTTTGTAGATAGAATGATTAAATCACTACATCACTCTATGCTAGAACAGGGTACAGTATATCTTACTATTCCAAGAGAAGATATTAACTACCATATTTATTTGAGCAAATATAGAGATGATCCATATTCAGAATGTAGAGTTGCTCAAACTTTAGAAGGTATACCAGTTGGAAGTTTATATATTACCACTAATTATAGAGTAATTATAGAACATGACTGGACAGATGATTTAAAATATCTATGTGAACCTACAAAATTTCATGAACAGAGAATTACTGTTCATTTTACATTAGACAGGGCTGTATCGATGGAGGTTTTAAGACATAGAAAATTTAGTTTTGCTCAAGAAAGCACCCGTCAAATAATAATGGCGGCTTAAATAAGTAATTATTTACGAATAATCCAGTGAATTGCTGGAAGGCTAAAATTTAATACTTTTTAATATATCATATTTTTTAATTTCCTGGGAATTTCATATATTTGCATGAATAAAAATCATGTAAAATTACGAAAAATTAACTTGTGAAATTGGAGATTTAGATGCTGATAAATTTGGCAGAATATGGAAAAGAGCTAATTCTAGTAATATTCCATTTTCTGTTACTATAGAATATTTATGGAATCTATTTTTAAAACAAAAGCAAATATGTGCTATAACAGGAGATTATATTCCAAATATAAAGGAAGCTTCTCTAGATAGAATAGATTCAGACAAGGGTTATATAGAAGGAAATGTCCATGGATTACTAAACAAGCTAATCTTAGTAAGCATATTATGACAATGGAACAATTATACAAATTTTGTAGAAAAGTATTAAATCATGCTAATCAGCAGCCAAGCCAACCTTTAACAAAGTTGGAAGGTTCAGAGACTAATTGATGAAACTATGGTAAAATATATACTAAAATATATATTGTATCTAATTCAATTACCTATATATATATTACTAATGTGTTGTGTTTTTACAATATCATTAGTTGGAATAATATGGGATTTGAATTAAGAGGTCCACAGAGACCTTATAGAATATAATTCAAACACGAGCGCTGGACATCCTGTAAGGGGATGATGATATAGTCCGATACTCCTTGGAAACGAGGAGAGTTAAGGATAAAGAGCCTTAACATAACAAATGTATTGTAACTATAGCAAAGATAAATTCAATAATGAGATTACTTATATAATTCCAACATGGTTAGATATTCCAGAAGGAAAAATTACTATTAAACCTCACATTGGGGGAGATTGTATTAAATCAACTCCATTTATTGATGATGATTCATTTATATCATATCATAAAGAATATGGTTCAGATAAACAAAGAGGAGGATATTATATAAATGATTTCCATTTAAGTGATATAGATAATTCTCCTATATCTCTATTTATTAGATCTTTAGAATTTACAGAACAAGTATATTTAAATCTAGTTTCTTCTAATTGGACCCCACAGCAAGCAAGACAAGTACTACCTAACGCTCTTAAAACAGAACTTGTAATGACTGGATTTATTTCTGATTGGAAACATTTTATAGATCTTAGATATAGAGGAACTACTGGAAAACCTCATCCAGATGCTTTTTATTTAGCTGAGAAACTATATAACTTATTTAAAGAAAAAGGTATTGATATATAATGAAAGAATATATTCGATTCGGAGAGATTCCTGACAATGAACGTTCTGGTATATATAATAATGAGGGAGAATTAATTGGAAGAGAGCGTGGAGTATCATGTTATGAATGTATATGTTTTAATAATCAATATAGAGTCCTATTACCATATAGACCTACTAGATATACATGTATAACATTACATAATCTATATGAGCAATATTTTGACGGAGATATTAACATGTACATTGTAACAGGAATTGCAGTTGGATACGGAAGTGATAATGAACCATTATTAAGAAATGTAAAAGTAGTAAAGAAACTTAATATAAAATCTTTTAAATCTTAGTTTTTATATATTAAATTAAACATAATATGTCAATAAAAATAAAATCTAAAGTTTTAAAGGCTTCCGAATATACTCATTCCTTAATATTATTCTCTGATAAATTCTTGGAAAATGAAAATTTTACTTCAAAAATAATATACTATACAGCTAAAGGTATCTTAAATCTCTTTTCAGTATCTAAATTAGGAGATTTTTTATCTGGATATGTTCTTCAAAAAGTATTTAAACATAGAGGGATATTTGAATATTGGGTAAAAAATAAATGCCAAACTAAAATTATATATAATATACCTCGCTACCAATTAGACACCCTTATCGAGCGTTGTGATAAAGAAAATATTCCAACCTATCAAGATATCGATTTTAAAACAAAAGAGTGTGTAGGTCTTTATATAGGGCCTTATTGGACAAATAAATTATATTATGTCTTAGATAACAGAATCATCCAAGAAAAATTTGAATCAGATTTAGATATAAAGAATGATGATAAAAATGTGTAAAATAGATTTTAGAATTTAATATGAATAAAAATAAAAATCCTTTCGTATCATATTCGGAGTTTTTTACTAAATTAGATCCTAATACAGAGAAAGTATCTCCAGAAATATTAGATATGAAATTTAAAGATTTAACAAATGATAGAAACAATATTTCTAACAGCCCTAGCAATAATGATTCTGGGGTATCTACTAATAGCAGCTCCGATAATTTTAATTTTACTAAACCAGCTGATTCTAGCAATTTGGAAACTAGTAGAGCCAATATGGGACAAAATCAAAAGAATGAATTAAAGAAGCAGATTACTTCTTATATAAATTCTTTAGACATAGAAAATGATTATAAGAAATATTTAATTAGATTAGCTGAAAGAGAGAGTAATTTTAATCCAGAAGTAATAAATGCACAAGGATTTAAAGGATTATTTCAATTTGGGGATGATGCTTTAAGAGATATTGGGATGACTACTTCTGATTATATGTCAGACTGGAAGAAGCAGATTGATGCTGTTATTAAATTTACTAATTTAAATAGAGAAAGACTTAGAAATACTTTAAGAGGAACTAATGGAAAAGATATAGATGGGACTAAAATAAATGAATGGGGCTTATTAGGAGCTGCGCATTTAGGTGGTGTTGGAGGAGTAAACAAGTTCCTGTTTAAAGGATATAATCCAGTTGATGCGAATAATACTAGTATAAAAGATTATTTAATATACTTTAGTAAGTAATGAAATATAAAGATATTGTATTAGTATTCTACTGTTTATTAATTATAATATTAACATTTGGAATTGGAAGAATCTCAGGAAAGATATCACATCAAAGTGATATAATAAAAGAGAATTTAAATATACAAAATTATCTTCCATCTATAGATATTAGAAGGTATTCTCCGGTGAAAGAAACTGAACAATCTTTATTAAATAAAATGAGTAAAGAAGGTTATTGTTTAGTTGATGTAACAACTGAAAATGGAAGAGTATTCTACTATTTCCAGAAGATAGTATATAAAAAAGAATTTAATTTAAAATAAAGAAACCCTAGCAGTGCATTATGCATTGTTAGGGTTTTTTCTTTTTCTACTTAGCTGGATATTTTTTATTAGATATGTATTTTAAGAATTTAAATTGAAATAATCTCCTAGTATTTAAATATTCTGGATTATTTTCATTATATCTAGCCTCAGTTTCAAAACATATATTTTTATACGCCATATTATATGGAGGTAGAATTATTTCTATAATCCAACATATTACATATACTAATAATGGAAGTAAAGGAGTAGCTAAAATCCACCATAAAGAGAGATTAAATACTAAACAAGATAGAACTGCTACAATAATAGATGTAATCCAAATCTCAGTCTGTTGATATACATGAATTGTTTCATGTCTAAAAAATCTTTCATTAAGTCTTCTAGTATCACCTTTATATTCACTTCTTATCCATAAAATAAAAATAGTTACCATAGCAAGAAATCCTTTAATTGGAATTAGCGAATTATATATTACTAATGGTAAAAGTTTATGTTTTTGTTTTTGTTTTGATGTAGTCATATATAATAAGTATTTATTCTTCCGAATTTAATAAATTAAACACATTCTGAGTTTGTTTTATTACATAAAAATTCTTAGGAACCTCTTTTCCAAAAGAACTTTCTCCTTTAGCTATTCTAATAGTAGAGTCTTTCAGTCTTTCTAAAAAACTAAGAGCTACCGGAGTATCTAAAGAAAGTCCTAGAGGAGCCCAAAATACAAGTTCATCAGTGGAATTTAATAAAGTTTGTCTTAGAATATTCTTAGTTAAGGGATCAAATTCTTCTCCACTTTCTTCTTTATCTTCCATTATTAATCTAAATAATAATGCAAGTAAAGCAGCCCACATAGAATCTATTAATAACTGTTTGGCATTTCTAATTCTATAATCTTTATGTTCTAAAGTAGCATCAGTATCTTTCTTTATATAGTATTTAAATAAATACTGCATATAATAGAATGTACTATTTACCATTCCTTCTATAAATCTTCCAGTCCATTCTTTAGCTGGAATATCTGTAACTTCTGTAGTTTCTATTAAGTGAGATTCTCCATTTTCATCCACTATAGATTTTAAATAAAGTAAATTTCCTTCATCATCAGTCTTTTGCCTCCACTCCCCTTTAGGAGTTTTATCAGTTCCACCTAAGAAAAATCTTTCACGAGTAGACGAGAAGTAAGATTTAAATTGGAATAGTATTTTACCAACAAATTTATGTCTAGCAGCAAATGCATTTTCATGATCCATATATCCGAATAATGAATCGGCAGAAGATTTTATATTTCTTTTTTCTGCAACGGTATATGCGGAAGGTAATGCTACTGGATTAGATTCATTAAATTTTAACTCTTCCCAATCAAGATCATTCTCATGTTCAATATTAAATTGAGTTAGATGTGCGATATAATCTGCTTTTTGTTTATTATATAAAGGATGCGATTTATCTCCAGATGCGAATATAGAATATCTCCCATCTTTAGTCCAATCATATATCAATTCTCCATCTTTAGACATATGGTGAGCTTTCAAACAATCATCATGAATCATTTGAGCTACTATAAATACCATTCTATTTAAAAAATCTGGAGCGGTAGTAGCCCAATAAGCACCTCTTCTTAATAATCCTTTATAACCTTTTCTATCAGAATTTAATTCATACGCTAAAGAATTAGCATCCATTCTAGTCATCCCATAAAAATGGTTTAAAGCTTCTACTAAAGTCCAATTATCAGAACTTACACCGGTATTTCCCATAACTATACCATAAGCTTTAGCAGCATCGGCAGTAGTAAAACCATTATCTCCTAATAACCGTCCAGCAGCTCTAGTCATTAGAAGATAAAATCCTTGAATTGGCTCTCTAACTAATGAATTAAGATTTAATGCCAACATTGAAACTCGTGCAGCAGTAGTAATAGGTTGAAATACTTTATAGAATTTTTGATTGGATTTTTCTATAGAACTTTCTCCGAATATAACAGTTTTTAAATAAATATCAATTTGCTTATTTAAATTCTCGAAATTAATATTAGTATCATAAGATTGTAAATAGATAGCATGTCTTATATCATTAATAAGGGGAAGAATAGTATCAAAAGAAGATTTCCTTATATAAGCATGAACAAATACATCCTCTAATAACTCTAAGTTAGTCTCCCAATAAGAGGTATCTTGCTCTGAAAGATATTTTTCTCTAGTAGTTGGAGAGACGTTTAGAAAATTATACATTGTTAAATAATCATTCTTCCCAGCTTCGGAATCCTGTTCAATTGTCTCTTCTTGTGCTTTAGTAGCTCTTCTTATATCAACTTGTTCGTTCCATTTATCTTGTATCCACGAAAAGAATCCTTTACTTTTCAATTGTGAAAATGCCGTACCTCTCAACAATGGGATATCAAAATAATGTCCACTTTGAATTAATTCTTGAACTGGAGTAGTTTTTATTGCTTCTTCTTCTGTCAAATTATAATCAACTCCGCGCTTTATTCTATTTACATTCCATAAGAAAGATTTCAACCATTTTCGCTCGGCTTGAGAAAGATCATTTGTCATGTCATAAGGATTCTTTGTTCTAAAATTACGAGCTATTCTTCCAGTAGAATCTCTCTCAAACATATTTTTAAATGCGTTAGTTGAATCTTTAAAAGTCCATCGTTCTACTTGAGTAAATCCTTTTGATTTATATAACTCTAACACTCGTTGTAAAGATTTCTCCTTATATTTCTCAAACCATTCACGCATCTTCTGGAATTGTAATTCAGTTAAATCTACTATATCTTTCATTAAAGGAATCATTTCTGGATTTTCTACATAATACCCTCCTAAGGTCATAGTTTCAGATATATTTTTGAGATTGAAACTTATTTGACTTATATCATGATCTGAATCGAAATAGATACGTTTATAATGTAGAATAGTCCTAGATATTTGGGAATATAATAAAGATAATCCAGTTGGGTCAGAATCATAATTATTATCTGCTCTAATAATTAATCTATTTCCAGCTACTTCCCTAATAATCTCTTGTAGTTTTCTTAATTGTTCTATTTTATACTTTCCTGTCTCATTATCTAATTTATAATTATTATAGAAATCATAAATTAAATCAGAAGCTCCTTTTACTAATTCTGTTCTATCTTGTCCTAGAATAGTTAATAGTCTTAATTTTAAAGCTTCTATCCTATCTGCAATTATTAATTCTGATTTAAAGTAATTTGTAATATCTAGTTCCTTAGATAAGATATTAAAATTATGCGTTAATTTATTTATATCTATAGGATAAGATTGTCCTTCTTTATAATTAATTACTTGAATATTTCCTATTTTAAAGTTACTAAAATAATCATGTAATTCATTTATAACTAACATTGTCTCTAATAACTTAGCGTTTCCTACAGTATTGGATAATAGATTTTTTAATTTCTTATATTTAGCCTCAGATCCTAAATTTCCAAAGATATTATGAGATCCATTATTCCAATTAAGTTTTTTTGTTAAATTTATATCTGTCATAGATATAATATCTACTATATTATTGGCTACATCTCTAAACGCATAAATCCCTATCTCCGCTAATTCTGGAAGGTCTAATACTTCATATCCCGGATTATCTATGTAATTACAAAATACTCTAGTTAGATATGTATTTGCTTTTTGTGGAAGGTATTTAAATTTATTTTTATCTTCTAAAGATTCAGAAGTCTTTTTTAAATAATCAAACTCTTTCCATAAAGTGAAATAGTAAGATTCACTTTTATCCTCCATTTTTTCTTGATACTCTCTAGCTTTTTCTAATAATTCTTCTTTAGTTGGAGCTTCTATTACGGGAATATCTTGTCCCTTTCTTTTAGATACATAATCATTAAAGAACCATACTTTTCTATAATTATCATATTTAGCCACCCTCTCTACAAATTCTTTTGGAGTTTCTTTAGATAATTTCCCAAAAGCGATTTCCGAGTATTTAGCCACATTTTTAGTAGCTTCTGTATTATAACTTACTTCTGATACATTTGCTCTAATATGTTCTTGTACTATCCTAGTTATATATCCATTAGGATAAGATAATCTTTGCATAGATTTTCCTTCGGTAGTTTTGTTTATAGGTTCTTCAACTTTATAAGATGTAAATGTCTCATTATTATAATCTATATCCGATATAATAATAGGAACTATATTTAAAGAAGCTAACTTTACCCCAATTCCATTATTAGCTAATAACGCTCTATATGCAGCTAATTGATAATCTATTGTTAATTGTTTAGAAGAATACCATGTTTCATATGGTTTATTTGAGATTTTAAAATCATAAATTTCTACATTTCCTCTTTCATCTATAGCTAATAAATCTAATCGTCCTATGATAGGATCAGATTCATCATCAGAAGTTTGTAATGTTAATTCCGGGATAAATTTATACTTTTTTCCTTTACTAATTTTAGATTCTAAATTCTTAAATGTAAAATATAAATTTTCGATTGTATCATATGGAAGATCAACAATCTGAGATATTATATTTAAATCCTGATTTTTGAAATATAACTCAGCTACTTTATGTACTTTATCTCCAATCTTTGCTAGATGTCCCCAATTTTCTATATCAAATTCTATCTGTCTCTTTGCGTCTTCTTCTGATAATCCTTCTTTAATTAAAAGTTTTAACTGATTCTTTTTATATTCCTCTACTTTAAATTCTGGAATTACACGATCTCCATTAGAATTTAGCCAAGTAGTTATAGCTGTAGTTACTCCTAATCTCTTAGGGGTAACTACTTCATTTTCTTGTGTTGATTGATTAAATCTGGACTCTTGTACAGTAGAATTTAACGCTAAGAGTTTATTATATATAGAATCCTGAATAGTATTACTTTCATCAAATACCGCATCTCCATATTTATTATAATAGAGCATATTTCCATAATTCTTGGCTATGAAAGCATCTAAGTCTTGTTCAGAATTAAAGGAATGCTTAGATCCGTTTATTGTTAAAAAATATTTACATGCCATACTGTTAACATTTTTCTAGTAATTGTGTATTTGGATTTTTAGAATTTAATAAACTACTTTTTATATTAGTAATATTCCTGTTCTTAAACGCTTCTGATACATTTTCTGGATTAAATAAAGAGAATCTCTTATTTCCGGCAGAGAGTAATAAACTATTAAATTCTGTTATTATTTTTTCAATTGGCATCTTACTTAATTCCCTACTTAAAGTTTCTGATGTTTTTTCTGGAAGAGTATTTAAATCTAGAGACAACGTAGAATCTAATACTTTTAAATATTCTCCAAAGAAATCTGTGGAAGATAGTAAATTATTTATATTAAACTCCTCGCTACTAAATACTCCACTTAAACTATCTGCTATAAATTCTACGAAAGCTTCTTCTTTAGCATCATTTAATGTTCTATTAGTAAGTATATTTCTAAATCTCTCATTAAATTCTGGGAGAGTAGCAACTTTATCTAGTAGAGAGGAATATAAAGAATAATTCTTACTTCTTAACGCTCCCATTATTAGATGCATTAATTCATGTAATGGAGAAGAGATATCAGCTCTATTAATATTTACATATATTTTCCCATTCCAAATAAACGCTCCTGCTCTAGAAAACGAATCAGCTAAAGTACTATTTAGATTTTTAGAATCAACCAATTCTTGAATTTTAGCATCATCTATTACGTTAATAATATTATTATATGTTGAATTAATATTTTCTATAACCCTATTTAGAATTTTCTTTTTATCAAATTTATCATAAGTATCAGTAAAGTATTCTACCTTTTTTATTTGAGGAACCTCATCTGTTATAGATAAATTCTCTAATTCTTTTTGTCTAGTTTTATTTATTGGATAATATAATTCTGAAATAAGATATTTTCCGGATTTAATATCATTAAAATTTATATACCAAGAGTTATTATATATCTCTCCATTTAATCCTACTATTTCAGACTCTAAATTGATTCCTTTATCAGTTATAGATTTAATTCTAAGATATTTAGTAAATTTATCATTATACTTAATCTTTACAACATCATTTACTTCTATGATATTAATAACTTGTTCCGGAGAACGTTGATATATTCTAGGATCGTAATAAAATCCAGTCGAATCATTTACCTGAATTCCGGTTCTTATATTCTTTAATCCATAAATTTTAGTATCTTTTACATTATTAGCTTTTATATATTCAGAAGTGAGATCTATCAACTCTCCATTTTTAATCATATCTAATATTGTTGGAGTTAATAGTGTTACTCTACCATGAGGAAGAGTTTTCTTTTTTGAGTCCTGATAGCTTTCTTTAAATTCTCTTTCTGTAATATTTTTAGGAATTACATACACTGCCTCTTGTTCAATTACCCAATCTTGGGATTTGTTCAGGAGGCTTTTCTTTTTCAAGATTTCTTCTAGAGAATAACCATAAGTGCTATGATTTAAATCATATAATCTACTTAAACGTTTTTTATTATATTCAGAAATCTCTTTATGTCCAATTATTCCTAATTCATAATTTGGATTTATAGCAAATCCGATATATTCTAATTGCTGTGGAGATACTATTTTCCTAAAAGATCTTCCTTTTAAATATCCAGATCTATAACTACCCGGAACAATAATAGTTCCTGTTATAGGATCATAATTAGATACTACTCCAATAAATGTTATATCATTTTCTTTAAATCTAATAATATCTCCTCTTTGTAATTTAGCAGCTTCTTGTTCTGCGTTAGAAGAGTCTATATTTATAATGTGATATAAATCTTTTAAAGGAATATAGTTAGAATTAGGATCAAATACTATTTTATCATCGACTCTAGTAAAAGCTTTACTAGCATTCTCTTTTTTAATATTTAAATCTTCTACTAATTCTAAATCGGAAGTATTATTATAATGTATAGCTGATAGTGATGGAATATTTATTCTCTGTCCTTTAGAATTTTCTGATAATGGAAATTCTGTTTTTAAATCTACAAATCCTATTTTTGGAGCAGAATCATTTGTTGTTCTATTTAAAAAGTATATTCTATCCCCACTTATCCCAACTACTATATGTTTACTAATAACAGGTGATCCATCAGTTCTTTTTAAATCCCATTCAATAGAAACAGAGTCACCAATACGTAAAGATCTAACTTTATCTCTTCTATATTTAATAACAGATTCCCTATCTAAATTATCAGAGAAATCTCCTTCTAATTTCCGATAAGGTTGTTGGTCAGATTTTAGAATATTTAAATTGAACCAGATAGATTGATATTTACTTTTATCTTTAGTATTTAAAGAATAAGTATCATAATCATTAATGAACTGATTATATATATTATCTAAATCCGGATGATTTTCTTTAGTAAATATCACTGTCTCTATATTCCGAAAGGGAATTTTTTTAGTAAAGTATTTACCATCTTTATTCTTTAAAGCTACTTCTACTATTGTACCTATAGTTCTAATTACAGGAGCATAATATGTAAAAGAATCCCATTCACTATTCTCATCCTCTTTATTCCAAGATCTTAATTTAATTATATCATTTTGACGTAATTCTTGGGTTATAGTAGCATTAGTTCCGTTAGAAACATCTAATTTAAATCCTGATTTTCCTACTGTGTAATACTTGAATGAGAGTCCTTTTCTGTCGAATCCTATAGATTTAATCAGTGGTTGATTATTATAATCTTCTGATTCAATATTTCTTTCATAAGTATCTCTTACATTCTTTATTAAATCTTCCGGAAGATTTGGATCTTTCAATGCTCCATATAACTTTCTAAATACAATTTGTTTGTTTTTTTCTAGAGATAATTTAATTAAATCAGTATAAGATATAGTAAAATGTCCTACATTAGATCCGTATTTATTAACTAATGTAATAAATGTTTCTCCATTTCTATTCTTCCAAACAGATTGAATTGGATGATATTTAGCATAAGAAAAATAATCATCATCAAATTTACCGTATATTATATTCTTATCTCTACTAAAATTTGGGATTAGTAATAAATCTCCTGGGATTAAAGAATATAATTGAGCTTCTGTGGTTAATTTAACAGGTTCTGAGTAATTTAAATTATATAAATCCTTCTTAGGATTACCTTCCGAATCTAATACAGTTGATTCATAATTCTTCCAGATTATCTCTGATATTTGTTGATAAGATACATTTTTAGATTTCGGGATTTCGAGTTCTATATAATAAGAATCATTTTTACCAACAAAAGGAGGTTCTTCATATTCTTCTTTCGTATTAGATATGATTTCTAAGTTCTGATTTAATTCTAGGATAAAAGGATTAATATCCATAGAGAATAATCTCCCAATAAATTCATTAAATAAATCGGAATTATTTATATTTAAAACATCTCTATATTTAGGTTCTGATACTAAATATGCAATAAATTCATTTAAATCATAACTAGATCCTTTAGATACTTTATTAACAAATTCTTTTATATAAGGATCTTTATCCTGATTCTGTTTGGCAGTAGTATATATATTATAAGCTATTTCATTTATTCTCTCAAAATTAGGATCATATTTATTTATTTTAGAATAATATAAATGAAGTAGTTCGTGATATAAATCTCTAAGAGTAGCTTCATTAAATGTTCCATTAGTTTTTAAGATAATAAATTCATTATTTAATAAAGTCCCTCTAACATCTACATTTCCATCGATATTTAATGATTCTATATCTTCATCTAATAATAATATATTTGGTTGAGATGGATTAATAGCATTCATATCTATTAATTTATTAATTAATAGAAGAAAATCTTCCTGTAAAGATTTATTAGGTACATAAGAAACTAAAGACCTAATATCATTTATAGTAGCGTTTCCGATTAAAGGTTCTCCATTAGAATATACTACTTTAGTAGATAAAAGATTTAAATCTGAAAGAGTACTTAATAATGTATTTAAAGAATCTATATCTAATCCAGAAATAGCCTCACTTAAACTAACTGCATTAACTTCGTCATATGAATTTAAGTTGGTAGGAATAATCCCACCAACTTTTTCTTCTCCATCTACAATATATTGTATTTCTATGTTACATCCCATATTTAACAATTTATAATAAGTTTTATTTTATTAAGTCTCATTAGATCATTTAGAAGTTCAACTGTCTTAATAGCTTTTTCAGATTTATTAATAGTTTCTTTTAATTTATAATTGTAATTACTTCTTATTAGATAATATCTCTCATCTCCTAAAAGTTCTACATCCTTATAGCTCTTATTCTTATTATCATTTCCTAATCTTTCTTGTAATTGATATTTACCTAAGTTCTCATTATATACTTTTACATATTTATTATTTGAAACAAGAGCTTCGAAACTATCTTTAATTGGAGCCATTCTAAGAAGAACATCATCTATATTAACATCATCCATTGTTACTCTATCACTTTTTGAATCATAAATTACTCCCGGAGTTATAGTATTTAAATCTAGTCCTCCAATGTATTTAAAGTAATCTACAATTAAACTTCCCGGATTAAATACTGATCCTTGTAATACTTTTAATATACTATCCTGTCCTTTTCTTCCTTTATGAGTAATTAGATTATATATAAAAAACAAGTCAGATAATTTAATACCTCTAAATTCAACATTTTCAATTTCTCCAAATGCTGAAACTTGTTTATCAAACTCAGGATTGTTTATAGTAGTAACCATATTTATAGATGGTCTATAATATATATAATTAGATCCATCTAATTTAGAAGTATTATCAGTTATAATTAATCCATTTAAAAATGCGTTATTAACTAACTGCGATCCAAAAGTCATTACTCCTTTAGAATTAATTGTATATCCACTCTTTAACATTGGGATTACATAAGATTCCATATATAATTTAAAGGATGCTAAACCATCATCATTAGATAAGGAATAAGATGTTTGTTCTGTAGCTGTAAACATCTCCCCATTTAGGAAATAATTTTGGCCTTTAGGAACTGAGATAGATAAGTTTTTATTTCTTAAATACTTTCTAATTATTAATTCATCTATATAATCTCTAACAATATTTAATTGAGATTCAGATAATTTATTAGGCATAGTAATCTTACCAATTCTTCTTCTCATTATTATATTTTCCAAAGTATCTATAATAGAGTTTGATAATGCATATTTAACACTTCCAGATTTAGAATTTTGTTCATTTATATAATAAGCATTAATAAACGCTTTATAATGTGGAAGAGAATTTATTAAATCAAATACATTTATTACAGACTTTATTAAATTATAAAATTTAATAACAGATTCAGCATAATCAGGTTGTTTTAAGAATTTAGCTATATCAAATTTCATATTAGAAAACGTCTTGCTTGGAGATGTTTTATCTAAAACATTTGTAACTATAGCTAACAATTCCTGATCTGTATATATACTTTCAATATTAGGATTATATGTCTTTAACGCATTAATAAAATTCTCACTTGTATCTCCGGTTATCTGGAGTTTATCTAATCCATTCTGGATCAAAGTATTAAAGGATTTACTAAAATTATATCTATCATATTGTTTAGTTTTTATTCCTCCATTAATTCCTAAAATTTGGCCTAATGTGGCTATCTCTTTTGCTCCAATATAAGCCTTTACAAAGGTAGTAAAATTTGTTTTAGATTTTACTGATGAATTAAAGAAATCTTTTAAATCTTTAAATTTCCTTACTTGTTTGAAATATCTAATTAATCCCTGTACTACTTCCTCAGAAGATTTAATCAATGCTAACTCATCCCATTCTAACATAGAGTCTAAGAATGTTGAAGCATATTCATCATCAAGAAATCTTTCGTTAACAAAATTATATTTAGTACTCTCAAGGTCTTCTATAATTTTACCTATATCTTCTGTTGTTAATTCGTTAAGTTTAAATGCGGAAATTATCCCAGAATTATATAGGGTATTTAAGTATAAGGAAACAGATTTTACATATCCCTTCCCAATAAAATTTGTAAGTGACGGTCCTTTTTCTATATTTCTTAATGTTGAATCTATAGTAGCGTATTGATCATACATTCTATTAACTGTAGCTGCTTGAACTATAGCATTAACCTCTGGACTAGTCATGAGATCTGAGATATTATCAAATGATAAGCCTTGGATTAATAAGTACACATATACCCCAGCTAGGTCTGGACCAGCGTTAATCTTTGATAGGATTAATTCTTTAGCATTATCAGTGGAAGCCGAGATGAGGGCACTTATTACAAGACTTACGTCGTCCTGAAATCTATTTTGTGTAAGATCTATTGCATCATTCACACTAATACTTTTATCTCTAGCCTCATTTAAAAGATCATATACAAACTCAATATCATCAAGATTAATGTTAGCCAAACTATTTGTGAATAATTTAACGAGTTCCCCATCACTCTTCCTTTCATTTCCAGGAATATTTTTATAAATCTCAAAAACATTATTGAAATATAAATTAGATTTTAATAAATCTTCTACAGTTAATCCTTTATCGGCTAATTTTCTTATCTCCTGATTAAAGTACTGAGTTGCAGCTAAAAATACTTTTTGTCCTACAGCACTTATACCAATAACCTCTTTTCCGGCCATATTCTCGAAGAATAAGTTCCATTTAACAGATGGGCAAAAATCAGTAACTGTTTTTGCGTAAGCTCCAGCCTCAGATTTAGCAGCAGCAGCTTGTGGGTCTCCCATACTAATAGGTGATTCGGCAGCTACAAGATTCTTAAAGTTATCAGAGATTTGATAGATTTTATTATATACAAAATTCTTTGTAGCGGATAAAAGTTTATTTGGATTTATTTCTTTTAGATGTCTGGAGATATCAGTATCTAAATCCTTTATCATATTAGATATAAATATTCTAGCACTTTCTATATCTTCACTCCTTGATTTATCATCAGGATTTTCTTTTATATAATTTAAATTATTAATTAAATTTGGATCATAATATAGCTGTATATTATTTTGTTTAAATCTATCTATCTTATTTAAGACATCTACAGCTAATTTTAATCTAGTATTATCCCCATCATATTCTCCGTTTAAGATAGATAGGATTTCAGGAGTTATATCTATATAAGGTATTTCCGGATTTATTTCAGAAGTTATTGTATATTTTAAATCTGAATTTGGAAATGGTAATTGTTTTGAGAGTTCAAATGATTCATTATCTCTATAATTAAATAACGATGACCATGCTTCATAAATTCCATTTTTATTTATTAAAGGCATTGTCATGTAGACTTTATCAATATCCGTTTGACCTTTATATTTTCATATAAAGACTGACTATATCATCACTTTTAAAGTGCCTCCCGCTTCGGATTATTTAAATCCTACTCTACTAAGTTCTATTTAAATATTAAATAGCTTTTCGATAGTCGATGAACTCTTCTCTTATATAAGAGACTTAGCTGCGGATTACCCAATCTTAACACTTTTTACTGTACTGAGGTAATTACTCTCACCATTTAAATATTACTATTTAAACTTAGTATATTAAGCTCTAAGGGATTTCCCGCAATTCAAGAGGTTTAATGACTACAATATAACCTATAGTCCGATCCTTGGCTGAGACTTATTATCTTATAACTGTTTATGTTATAATTCTATGATTTCATTTTGTTATATTCATAGTTTAGACTATATCTTCATGAATTACTCATGTTGGATGCTCGTGGGAGAGATTATTGTTAGGCTCACTCTCCTAGTCGTTGAACCTTCTAGATTCTTTTAACCTAAATCTAGCTCGGCTGCTGATTGTCCACTTCTGGAGTTCCCAGCAATTCTTCCAATTTTATATGACCCCTAAGTATTTAAGCCATATCTGATACAGATTAACATAAGCTTCATTACTTTCTGCATCAGAGAATCCTACTACATCCATTGTCATAATAGACTGAAATGCTTGTGCAGGAATACGATTTGCTGTTATCTTTAAACTCTCAATAAATGATCTGTATATTTTCTTAGAATCAATCCCAATTCTCTTATTTATATATCTATTATATTTATCTCCTAACTCCTCTATATTACTATTATTTATATCTAATTCTTCTCCCAATCTCTGATTAGTCATATTTATATAATCTCTTAACTCTTTAATATTATCAGAATTAAAATTATACCATATTCCTATATACTCATCAGAAGAATTAAATACATTAACTAAATTCCCTAAATTAGAAGGATCTACAACAATCACTTCTTGAACTATTCCATTACTAGTATCTTGATAGAAATGAAGTCCAGATGTTTTATATACAGCTTCTCCATTCTCATTTAACCTCCATTCCTCTCCATCTATAACTTCTGTTAATATTTCCATTGGAGTTAATGAAGAGATATAATTTTCAGAACTAGGTTTATTTATAATAATTCTAGTATTATCTAAACTATTCTTTAGAAATTCTATATCATTAGGAAGAGGATCTGATTTAGCTTTATTATATGTTCTTAATAACTTCTGTCTAAAGTATTCTCCATTGCTATTAATAATATTCGCAATATTATCTCCAGTCCGTAATCCGAATATAGATTGATATACTTTAGATATTACAGCCTGGGCTCTTTTTATATTTAAATCATGTATTCTTACTCCTCGAAGTCCTTCCCCAAATTCTATTATATCATTATTATCTATAATTGTTTGATATTCAGGCATTCTAGGATCTAATAACATAATATTCTCATCCAACAATCCAATGTATCTATTAACAAAGTGTTGAAGTGCTAAAATTTCCTCTTTAGATGCTTTAGACTCTCTTAATCTAAACATATCTTCGATTATCGGATGGTCATAAATATTATATTTCTTATTTACCCCATCAATACTCCAAGTAGCTCTAAAAGGTTGAAGTTCTTTTCTGATTCCTTTTAAATTAGTTACTGTAGTATTTAAATTCCTATAATGTTTAAATTTATCATAAGTATTTATATCCACCTGTTTTCCAGTAGTAGGATCTAATACAATATCACCAAATTCTATTAAATCCGTAGATATTTCCTGTGTTAAATTTCCTGTTTCTAAATATCTATCTAAACTAGATTTAAGAATATTTCCATTTTCATCAATAATAGAATAATACCCAGCTTCATTGGCTATATGTATTAAATCCTCTTGGGAATAATATCCTTTTAAACTATTTCCATTAGAATCTAATAAGTTCTCAGATCCATCAAAGTAGTAATGTTTTATAGACCCATAAGAAGGAATCATTACAGCTCCCATTCCGGAGAAAGTTCTTTTAATACTATCAGAGTTCATTTTTGAAGCCAACATAGTTATAAAAGAACTATTTATGCTTCCAGAACTAAATGGGATTTTAAATTTTAAATCTCTGGCATTAAATAATTCATTATTTAAATTCTCTTCAAACTCTTTTGCAGCTTCCTCTAAATATCCAGTAAGTACTCCATCTCCAGAACTTCCTTCAAAGGCCTTAATAGTTGCTTTAGCGAGAAGTTTATATAATAATGTTTTATTAGCTTCTCCTAATTCTGTAAGAGTCTCTAGATTATTAGTCTGATTATGGGCTTCAAAATATTTCTTTAAAGTAGTATTTACTACAGAACCTAAAGCTCTATAAGCCGCATCGGCTAGATTTGACGTATATCCATTTGCTGCTAAAGTACTAATAATTTGAGTAGATTCAGTAACAGTGGATAAATCCGCATGATGATCAGCATCCATTTGAATACCCATAAACTGTGTACCAACTCTACCATAAGATAGAGGAGTATTATCATACCTAGCACTAGAGGGATTTGTATTAAATGCACCAACTTTTATTGATGTTCCATTTGCTAAATAATGTATATCTGAATATTTAAGTGGTTGATATACATAATTTTGATCTAATATTACTTTTAATTTTCCCTGTTCGTCTAATATATAACTAGAATCTTCTGGAATATTGTTAAATGTAAATGGAAGATCTTGTTTAGATATAATTGTATTTAATAAATCTAAATCTCCATCAACCATATCTAATAAATCCCTCTTAGTTATATAATATCCGGTTTTATTCATAAACTGTACTGTAGCATTTACAGAAGCCTCTCCTTTATCTCCAAAATTACTTAAATAAGGATCTAAAGGATTGGAATTATTCAATGAATAGGAATACTCTCCACCTAAAGCTTTCCATAATTTATAATTACTATCTATTACTACAGTTCTTGTTACATTTCTACTATTCTGAGTATCTCCCCCGTTATTATTAACTCTTCGTTCTATAATATTATAAGTATTATTTCCTAGAGATTCTAAATCGATTATTCTATAATATTCTCCATCATTCGTATTATAATAATATAAATCCTCGGATATAATATCTCTAAGATGACGCTCGTTACCGTTAAAATCTTGCATTAAATTAATAATAGGAACATCCCATTTTCTATCAGTCATTTTTTGCAACAATTTAACTTTCTCCGGAGATTTTCTCATTCGATAATTAGTTATAGAGAATATAGCACATTTCATTAATAACCCATTACCAAATTCAGGATCTACATTATATCCAAAATTCTTTCTATTATATCCAGCACTAGAGCTAAACATTGAATTGTTCTCTAACACATTCTGAAATGGATTACATTCCATAGAGCCATCTAATACCTTTACATTATCAGTCTCCCCAGAAGGATTAAATACAGGAGCTTCTATATCTTTGATAATTGCTACATTTATAGTTGGAGTTGTTCCTTCTAATGCTTTTTGATAATAATTGTGTATAGTAGCTTGCATAGCAACCATACGTTTATATTGAGCTAATAATCTATTAGCATGATCCCGGATAAAATATTCCGGATTTATAGATCCATCGGAATTTAAATAATACACGCCTCTTAATTTAGATGGATGTGCATAAGGTTCTCCAACACTTACTTGAAGGAATTGGTTAGATAAGAACCCATCTAAAAAGAAATATTTTTCTAATATAGGATTCAATTTCCCATCTTTTTCTAATATCATCATTCCATCCCTACCAATCCAATTTTTTAGAGAAGGAATATCTTTTAAGAATTTAAATACTTTAGTATCTACTTCAATACCTTTAGATTTTAAATCTTTTTTAAATATTTCTTTTGATCTATTTATAAAATCTTTGTAATAAGAATCGTCTACAGTAGATACTTGATAGATATTAGCCATATTCTCTATAAATGGATTTAATCTAAATACGCTATTACCTTTAGACATTTCCACTTTAGAATAATGAACCTCTTCTATAAATTTAAAATTAGGATCTTCTAAACTTAATTCTCTGGCTATTTGAGAGACTTCCTTCCATCTAGTAGATAAGAGATTATTTATTGCAATAATATTATTATTTATAATCTCAGCTTTTTCTTTCTTATTTTTAATTTTAGGTATGGAATCTAATAAAGAAACACCTAGTCTTTCACCTATTTTATAATAAGATTTAAATAAATTTGATAATAGATTAGTATAATAAATCTGTTGACTATTAAAATTCTCTACTTCTATCTGAGCAGTAGATGCAGATTTAATATTCTTCCCATCAAATTTAATATCCTTAGATATTTTAATAAGAGATTGATTAGATTTATCTGCGTATACAGTTGGAAGAAATTCTATATAATCAATTTGATCATCCATTAGATTTTTGAAATAATCTAATATTATAGATGATACTCCGTACTCAGAAACATTGAATTTATTCTTTTGTACTGTTGTTCCATTTGGAGATATAAATTCTGTTTTTAATCCAATTCCTTTTAAATATTCTGGATTATTATAGAATATATTAGATTCGAATATATTAGATATATTAGAATGTTTTCTAATATTATTCTGATAGTCTTTAGTAGTATATATAAACTCGTGTATGTTTTTAACTAAATTCATCAATCCTATAGATGGTACATTATCTCCGTCAGAGTTTTTATATGTACTTGGACTAGCTTCTCTATTTAATAAATTTATAGAACTAACTGTGGCTTTAAATACACTTGATCTATCTCCTTTAGAATTTAAATTAACCTTTAATCTTGGTCTAGTTTTACTTGATGTAAAGAATTTATTAAAAGTAATATCCTTCATTGTTTTAAATTCTGGAAAGGATTTTTTTACTTTAGATTTAAATTCTCCTGGAGTAAGATTAACTTTATTAGAATCATATTCTTTATATATAGAATCTAGAGTATCAATTGTTTTAAGTGTTCTATATAATAATCCCAAAAGATCTCCTTTTAGATTAGATTCGGATTCCGTTCTATATTGTGATTTTAATATAGAATATAATTGCCCAGAACTATTTATAAATGGAAGATCTGTAGATAATTGTAACAATTCTAACAACCTAAATCCATTCATAATAGATTCTGATAAAGTTTTACCATTTATAATCGCACTAACTTGTTCTGGATTTGGGATTGTAATACTATCTAATAATTCTTTATTTAAATCTTTTCCAGTTATAGCATCTTCGTTAGCAATATTTAAATGATCATTAATAAATAATGTTCTAGATCCAATGGTAATAGAAATAGAATTATCTAAGACCTTAACTCTAAATTTATTTCGTAATACATTTAAAATAGTATTATCATAATCGCCATTTCTAGCTATAGAATCAACGTATTCAGTTAAATTTCTTTCTTGTCTAAATAAAGAGGATTCATAAGTTAGATTTGAGAATGTATTTACTTCATACTCCCCACTCTCTGAATTATATTCATATGATATATATTCTGATCCATCCTGTTTATTCATATAAGCTAAGACATCCAAGAAATAGTTAAAACTTAAATCTCCTTGGTTATCTTTAATTATATTATATAAAGATTTAGCTTCTGGAGTAGAGTCAAAGATGTATTTATATATAGACAATAATGCCTTTTTAGTATCTAAATTAAAGTCTAAATTCTTCTTAAATTTATTTATTTTTGATGGATCAGTTTTTCCATCTGTAACAAATAAGGAATTAAAAAATTCTATATAAGCTACTGTAGGATTTAATTTACCTAATTTTAATGAATTATATTTATTAGAAGATTTAATAACAGGATCTCCGATTCTAGATATGGCATTATTAAATTCATTGACTGTCATATAAGATATTCCATCCCATTTCCCATCAGAATCTAATAAAGGAATATTTTGTATAATGGCTTTAGTTAAACTAGTAGTTTCTCTATTTATATCGGAATCCTCATTAACTCTAAAATGTTGTCTTAATGCATTTTTAGTGAACGGAAGATATTTAATTTCATTTCTATTAGTAGATTTAATTCCTAATTTAAATGGATCTATTGAAATTAATCCGTCTGTTAATAATACTATTAAATTATCAAAATTCTCTAAAGTTACTAAAGCGTTATATGCATTTAGATAATCTTGATTAGATTTAGATAAAGGAGTGTATAGAATATTATTGATTGAATTTAATTTTGATGTAGGATTATGTTGATCATAATATTCATTTAATCTAGATATAATAGTAGTAAACTCTGTAATATTAAAAGATCCATCCTGATTATATAAAGGAATGATATCTTTTTCTCCTAAAAATTTTGTTATATGATTAAATAATATTTGTTTATATTCTGCAATATTATTATTTAATTCTGAATAAGTTTGAACAATTTTTCCAGAATTTAGATTTAGAAAGGAATTTTTAAATATCTCTCTTTTAAATGTAGAAACAAATCTATTATATAAACTATTATTATTTTGAAATTTAGTAATTAAATCTCTATTAGTCTTTATTTCTTCGTTATAGGTAACGTTTTTTCTACTTCTATTTAATTGTTCTACATATTCCTTCGTAGCTAAATCTCTATCCTCCTCCGTCACAGATTCATCTTCTTTTATAGTCTTTACTTCATTCTCTAATGTAGTTACTAGAGGATCTGGATTTTTATATTCTTCCGGAGGTAAAGTTTTTTCTATATTCTTAGTTAAAATTTTATCTAAGGAATTATTAAGTATTGTATTTAATTCCGTATTATAGGAAAATAATCTTATGTATTCCTTTATTGCATCTACTAAATTTTTATCAGAATCAATGATAAAATCTTTTTGCAGAGAATTTTTAATATTCTGAAATTGTTGATCTGAAATAGTATCTCCCTGAAAATTAATCCAGGGAGATAGGTTTATTAAAAATTCTGGGCTTCTAGTGTTTGAATCAAAAAATTTACAAGCCATATTTAACAAATATTATATTTACTTCTTATCTTATTTATATCAGATAGTATTGTTTGTATATTTATATTAGATAAAATTAAATTTACTGTATCAGGGGTGATTTCAGATTTAGTTACATAGTTTATTAATAAATTATTATTGTCATAAGTCAATAATACTTTTGTTATATTTTTTAACATTTCTAAATCTTTAGGATCTGATACCACATCAAACATTTTCCCGAATATCTGTGACAAAGATATATTATTTTCCTCAGAAATACTATCGTTTTGTTCTATATTTTCTATAGGGCTTGAATATATCTTTAATTCATTATTTTTATATTCTATATAATCTACTTCTGATATTTCGTCTACTTTTATAAGTTGAGTTTCTAATATAGTATTTACTATATCTATAGTGGAATTTATATTACTCTCCACATCTCTATCCATCGAACCTGTTATAGTTGCTAAGGAGATATTATTAATAAGTAGATAATTTAAATCTATATTAGAAGTTGATAATTTATCTTTTATATTATTATATAATTCTGCTCTATAAACTTCTTTACTCTTTTGTTTTTCAACATCTTTATTAGATACCTCTCTATTATTATTCTCTACTCTTGCGATTCCGAAATCATTTGGAGAGGCTAAATCCTTAGATGGTTGAAATACAAATTGTGGAGTTTGAATATCTCTATCTATATAATATTGTCCTTCCGGATTTCTTGCTTCATAGAAATATTCCCCTCCAGTATAATCAGTTTTCTTATCCGTTAATTCATAAACAGGGAATGGGAAGATTCCATTTTTAAATAAAGGATTATAATTAGGAGCTTCTATAGAACTAATGCTTCCGTCAGGTTGTTTATAATTTCTTCTTCCTAACATAGCAAATTCCATAAAATCAATTATATCTAAATCGGTAATTCCATCTTCTTTGTTCCAGTCTTGGAATATTCCCCCATTTTCCTCATTTATAATTGGAGAAGATACTAATAATTCAGGATGGAGTCTTTGATTTATTTTAAATTCTATAATTTTATTTATGAATTTAAGTACATCATTCCCATTAATAGAAGAAGAGTAATTCTCCATTTTCTTAATCTCTTCTGGAGTAGTTTCTATATGTAATCTCTCCATTATCCTCAGAACATGAGGTAGTCCAAATTTAACTTTGGCACTAGGAAGATCAAATGGGTTTTCCGCATTTCCCTCTTTAGTTGAAAGTGAGGATAGAGAATTAAATAATTTCTCAGCAATTTTGATATGTTTAGAGTCTGGCTTCCCGTTAGCTTTTAAATAATTATAATAATTATATATAGATAACAATGTATCAAATCCTATAAAATCTCCAAAGTAAGATTTATAAAATTTACCATTATATTTAGCTACTCCAGAATTCTTTTTATATGAATTTATAAATTCTCTATATTTAGATATAAAGGATTGGAATGTTTGTCCTTCCGGATTTAAAATGATCATTCTAATTTTATCTCTTCTATCTGGATCATTATCATATTTTCCATTCATTTGGTCTATGTAATAATCTCCATACCGATCTTCTGAGATAATATTATCATCCTCATCAAATATATATTTACTATGTGTAGCAAATACTACTGCTTTGCCTTTGATATTATTCTTATTTATTTCAGCATTTAATCTCTCAGATTTAGATTTTAATATAGGTTCTAATCTAGATTTTTGAGTAGTATCTGCTTTATTATATTCCTCTAAAGTTTCATAATAATCATTATATAGAGTATTTAATCTCTCGTTACGTTGAATTAATAACTCATTCCGATTAGATTTACCGTATCTAGTATTAGTTACTATATAAGGCTTAGAGAAGTAAATTCCTCTAAATTCAGATTCTTTAGACTCAAATGGAACATGTGCAAATTTTTTCTTATCTGATCCTTTATATATAATACTATTAGTAATTCGTTCTAATTCGAAATCATCTCTAAGCTGGAAGTATTTATTAGATTTCCCACTTTCATCTAAAATAAAACTATTCATTACTTGTCCATAGAATTTTTGATATTCTACAAACCATGCTTTAGAAGCTCTTTGTTCTGGAGTATCAGAATCTTTAATTCTAAAAGATTCGTTATTAATATTCGGTAATTCTACTATATAAAGCTCTACAGTATTCTCTTCTGTAGAAGAATTTAATATAGGAATTTCATATATAATTCTAATAACAGAATCTTCTTTTCCTATAGATTTATTAAAATATTTAGTTGCTTTTAATACAAACTTCCCGTTAGATAAATCTAATGTTCCAGTATTTCCAGATATGTCATTATATAAATTAGATAAATCTTGTTCAATATTATAATCTTTAAATAATTTATTTCTTCTGGATTTTGTGTAATTATATAATATACTCTTTACTTCTAATATCTTTTCATCAACTCTTTCGAATTGTGTAGGATTTAAACCATCAATTTCTCCATTAAAGAATGCTCTATGTTCACTATTTGAATCTAATCTTAGCATTATAGCGGAATCTTTAATGCTATAAGTAGTTATATCTCCATTAATTTCTGCTTTAGGTTTAATCCTTGTTCTATAAGAATAACATATAAAACTATCAGGAGAATGTTTCTCTGTTTTAGATTCTATTCTTTCTAATTGTTGAATTTCTCTATTGGCTTCTGGAGAATAGCTAAATGCAGCATCTAAAACTTTTCCTAATTCTACATTAGGTTGGGGTGTTGAGACTGATGTAGTAGAAGATTCTTTCTTTTGAGGTTCTATAGTTTTATTCTCTAACGAAGCATTAAGAGCTTTCAATCTTAATTCTGAGAAAGATTTAGCAGCTTCATTATTTAATATAGAGGATTGTGTATAACTAATTCTTTCAGATCCTTTAGTAAGTTTAGTAGTTAATCCATTATTTATAATAATAGTACCTTCTTTAGATCTAGTTATAGCAGTATATAAATCTCTAGTAGCTTTTTCTACAAATTCTCCATGAGATCCGAAATTAAATTTCTTATCTACTATAAAGTATTTAGCTTCTGAACCTTGTACTTCTTCAAGTTTAAATTTCCTTATTTTTCCAGGATTCTTTTTTATATAAGTATCTATTAGCTTATATGTATCAGAATTTACATCATCATATATAAATCCTACTGGCTCTTCTGAGTCACGAACTAATTTATCTAAATCAAAGGTAGAAATAGATCCAACAATTTTATCTCCGGAGAGTTTTACGTCGTCTTCATAATATTTTAGACTAGGTATGTTCTCATAGTTAGATAACGCTATTCTTATTCCCTCTTCTAAATTAAATTCTCCTGTAGTATAGTAATTATCTACATTTCTAACTCTACCAGTTAATACTCTTAAAGAATCTAAGTTATCTTTTTTATGAATATTAGTAATTCTTAAAGATGTAGCTAAAGTAGGTGTGTATATTAAATTAGTATCTACATCTATTCCTAAATATGCTCCATCACTTCCAGCATAACCAGATTGTAATAAATCGCCAGAAGTAATTAATATCTTATCATTTTGTTGAGCCCATGAAGATAATAATTCTAATTCAAATTTAGATAATTGTGTAACTTCATCAATAAATATCAATCTCTGATCTTGGAATATTCCAGATTTAAAATTAGAAGGAGTTAAATATTTAGGGTTTATTCTAACAACTAATTCCTTGTCTTGAGTTTCTAGTATATCTATAACTCTCTCATTCTCCGGAATGGTTTTAGATTGAGAATCATTAAACTGTTTCTTGGCCTTTTCTATTATTTCTGGGGATACTAAAATAGAATTTAATAACATATCAGCAGTAATTACTGTTAGTTTTTTATTCTTAATAGCATCATTTATAGTATTTAATCCTTCCGTTTCAGAATAAGATTCTCCAGTAATTGAATTTAATAAATTAACTGTTTGTTGTACCTTAGGTCCCGATATAACAGCACCTTGTTCTCCTAATAATTTATTAGCTAATTTAAATACTAAAGAATCAACACCAGTAGTCTTACCTACTCCGGGAGCTCCATTTATAAATACTGTATTTTGTAGTCTAGATATATAATTCTTATATTTATCTCTAAGTGCTGGATTTGTAATACTATTCTCAAACTCCTTAGTTAACTCAGTAGAGTTATTCATGAAGTTTATATCTATAATACAAGCTAACGCAATTCTTGCAGCATATTCTTGAGAAAATATAGGAATTATAAGTTGTTTATCTGATCCCAATGATTCATTCACTATATCTCTTAACGCATTATTAAATGTAGATGCTTTTGTGGTTAATATAGTATGATAATAAATAAATAAATCGGAGGGAGACATCTCAGTTATTTCAGAATTTAAAGGAGCCGGATTATTATAAGCTTCTTTCATTAATTTAGAATAATCATAATTCTGAAATAATTTAGATATTAAATGTTCTTTAGATACTGTATTATTTTTAGATAACTTAGTAGCATTATCATAAATTCTATCTTCTACTTCTAGAATAAGTTTCTCTAATGAAATATATTCTTCATCGGTTAAATCTGAATTATTTAAACTATCTAAATTATAATTAGATAATATATCATCCACTCCTTCAAATAATTCAGGAGCTCTATTTTTAAATAATTTATCTTGATAATTCTTTATAAGAGCTTGTCTAGTTTTTATAGCTGTAAGCTTATGCTCTTTAAGTTTATTACCTTTATTTTGCTCAGATAATTTTTTATAAAATCCTAATTTATTCTTTATCCTCTCTAATTCTTGTATAACTTCAAACGCGGAATTAGATTCTATTTCTGGAAGCTTTTCTGATACTCCTAATTTTTCTCTTATATAATTTAAAGTAGAATTAAATCCATATCCCCCATTTTCAATAGTAGAAGATTGCATCGAAGATACTACTGATTGTAGTGCATTAATCACATTTATCGCAGTATCAAGTTGTTCTAATTTAACTTTTCCTTGCAAGACATAATCAGAAAGTGTATTAGTAGATTTTAATAAATCACTTTCATTTGATAATAATTCAAAGATATTAATATTTCCAGCAGATTCATCTATATTTAAATATATCTCAGACAATAAAGTATTTAAAGGATTCTCTACTAACTGAGAAGAATCTATCGAAGCTTCTGATAAAATATTTATTTCTGATAAAGATGATTTTGTTTTAGATTTATTTGAATCATTTATACTTTCTATAATGATCCTTTTCTCTACATCATTTAAATTAGAATTTTTTAATAAATTCGCTACTTCAAACCAATCTTTTACGTTTTTTAACTCCTCCGATATTAGTAGTATTTCCTCTAAATTATTAACTCCAATTTCTTCAAATCCTTCTTTTAAAGCAGCTTGAAAATCCGGAGATTGGGATTTTATATTTTGTAAATCGTAATTAACTAATTCCCCAAGACTCTCATCTACATAAGATAAAAGATTAGATACATAAGAAGAGTAATCTAATTCTACTTTATTATCAGATTTTAGATATGTTTTTATATAAGAATATAAATCTTTAGTTAATTCTATTCCCTCATTTCTAGCACTTTCAATTAGATTCATCATTGATCTAGTTCTAAGTTGGGGAATTAGATTAAACTGTAATAATCCGGATAAATTAATAAGAATCTTTCTAATATTAGATATTGCTTCTTCTGGAGAATTTAAATTAGGAAGATTTAAATTATTTTGTATATAAGATTTAACTATAGAATTAGAAACGTTATCATTTAAAAATTCTTCTATAGATTCTCTTATTACGAAATTTTTATCTAAAGTAGGATTCGAGTTTAATTTATTATTAATAGAATTAGATAAGGTATCTATTTTCTGATCTATATTAAATATTGTATCAAATATATTAGATATAAATTCTCCAGAATTCTTATATGCAGAGAAGATATTACTTACATCAATTCCAGATCCATCTTGATTTATTGAATTAAAGAAATTTTTAATTATATTCTGAGTATTTATATCAGATAAATCCGTATTTCTGTATTCAAATATATAATCAATTCCTCTTTCTACCGGAACTCCTAATTCAAGTCCTAACTTTCTCGCTAAATCAAAATTACGTTTTGCATCTTCATCAAGATTAAGTAAGGCCTCTTCATCTATTCCTGATAGATATCCTTTTATTTTATTTAATAACGGTAACTTAGATACTATATTTATAATATTATCACCATATTTCTGTGATAATGACGTAAATATTTTATACGCTTTATCTAATTTCTCATTATTATCTTCTCTATAAGCTTTATATCTAGATTTAATTTCCTCTCTTTCAGATTCTGATAAAGATCCATACGATTTTCCGAGAATATTTTCTGTATATGTATATATATCAGAAGAGTAGATTTTATTAGATATCTCGCTTATATTAAATAAAGCTCTTTTTAAATACTCTTCGGATTTTCCTCCTCGTAATAGTATATCCTTCTCTGTTCTTTTTTGTTGAAGTTCTTCATTTAGTATATTTAATCTACTCTCCAACTCTGTTTTATTAGGAATTTCTTTATTAGGAGCATTTAATTGATTCTCTATATCTTTCTTCTCCAGGAGTAAGTTTCCTATTTCTTTTCCTAATTGATTATAATCCCTAATAATATCTAATCTCCCATCAAATTTAATAAGATCTTCTACTCTCTTATCCCTTAATGCGGATAAAGATATTAATTCCTCATCACTAAGGCGTAGATTTTCTTCATTAATAATAGCATCCCATTGATTTATTAATTGTAACGATAAGTCTATTACAGCATCATTTTGGGAAATATCTCCAGATTCTACAGGAGAGTAATTTATATTCTCTCCTTCTATTGTTCTATTAGTAGCAGAAAGATTTTTTGGAGCTACACCTTGTTGTCTTAATCTCTCTAATTCTGAGATTAATTTAGATTTACCTCCATTTCGTAATATGTAAAAGATATTATCAGTAGCTTGTTCCGGAACTCTTTTATTTATATCAGATAAATTATTAGCAGCTTTAAATATAGCCCCACCAATAGCACCTCCAAAACCAGCCATTAAGTATCTTTCTAATGGATTAGAGGATAAGAAATCAAAAGAAGCATCTTTTTGTGTACCAGAAATTCCTGTAAATACATCTGTAATAGCTTTAGACATATCCATAATAGCTTCTTCTGACATTTCCTCAATTCCCTCGGCTACAGCATTACTAGCTATTCCAGAACCAGAGATGATATTATTTATAGGTTCCTTTACTTTTTTAAATGTATTTATAGCTTTCTTTAATACAGAATTAAATGCAGCTTTATCTTTTGTATTATTTGCAGTATAATGTAATAATTCTCTATTTTCTTCGATAAACTTTTTTCCAGCATTTCTTATAGCAGCTCTTTCACTATCAAATCCCAATCCCTCTAAAGCTTTCTGTCCTATTTCTGTAGATTGTATCATCCAAGTAGTAGCACCCATAGCTAAGCCGGCAGTTAAGGCTGCTGTTCTTCTATCATATCCAGCATCTAAAGCATCATTATAAACATCCATTGTAGAAGTTCCGGACATATAGAAATTAGCCATAAATCTACCTAAGAAATTATTTCTTATATTAGCTTTATTTATTGCATTTATAACAGCAGGATCGTTACGGGTAATTGTATTATATAATCCTCTATTTTGAATTATACTACCATCAGAAATAGCTTGTATTATATCATCTCCATATTTAGCTTTTATAGCTTTTAGAGCAGCCATTTCAGAATTTCCAATACCAAGCCAGTTTGGAATTTGAGCTAATAATCTTTGTTGGAATAATTGACTGCCAACGTCTGAGATTAATCTCCCAAAATTCTCAAAGGTTAATATTTTTTCTTGGGATTTATCAGATACACTAGTATTAAATTGATTGGCTTTGGCTTCTATAGTATTTAATATTCCATAATTAGGATTAGGATTATTATTAATAAACCCATCCATCATTTTATATAGAGTAATACCTAGCTTAGTACCTTCTCGAAGTACTAAAGCTCCAGCATAAGCTTGACCTACATATGGGATAAATAAAGGAGCGATACTAGCTATAGTTTGTGCTATAGTAGATCCGATACTAGATTCTTCTCCATCATTATCAAAAAAATCAAATTTATTCCATGTAGAATTTTCTCTAGTAATTACATCAAACGCACTTAATACTTGTTTACCATGAACTTCTCTATTACCAAGAGTTTCGTAATAAGGCATTCCACTTTCATCTAATTTTATTTCTCCTTTTTTATGTTGTATTAATCTTCCTGTTTCTGGATCAGTTTCTTGTATATCTCTATCATATTGAGCTAAGACTATCGGAGTTTTAGTTACTGTTCCCCAAAATCCTAAATCCTCTGGAGTAATATCCATCCACCTATTATTCTCAGTATCAAAAATTTTATTTTGTTGAGCTATTTCTCTAGTAGACATACTAGTCATTTCTGTCCCTAGTATAGTATTTAATCCGGTGCTTTGAATAAAAGGATTTTTAGTCTTTATTATATCTAAAGAAATATCTTGTACAGGAGAAAGTTGAGATTTAAAAGGAGACATTATATCATATTGCACTTTGGGAAGATCCTCTTCTGTAAACTGTCCTATAGATAATGTGTTATATGAGGATAATGCTTTATTATAAAATGTATCAAATGCGTTATCATCAAATTTTCCATCGGGTGCAGTAAATGCCTGAACAATCTTTTCGTTTTGTTTATATTCATCCTTTGATTTCAATTCTATATCATTAGGAGTAACTCCGTTTTGTAAGAAGTCTATATAAGTTTTATCTTGGTTTGAGTAATATAACCCAAACCAATCCTTTTTTTCTAAATTATCCATATTATTTAAATGCAGCTGGATTTAATCCTCCAGTTTGTTGTGTAATTTGATTAGTATTTCTTATTACATTTTCATAATCTAAATTAGATTTAGTTGTTTGAGGAGCAGTTTTTCCAGTAAATAAGATTGACATTAACTCATCTTGTACAGGTAAGAATATAGAGGATTTATATATATCATCATCAGGTCTATACCAATGTTCTGGAGGTATGTAACCATTAGCTCTCAACATTTTATTTTCTAGATTAGATCTAACTCTAGCATACATATCTCTAGCCTTATCCTCTAAATCATTATTTAATCTCTTAGTAATACTATTTAATTGAGTTTCCTCTGCCACTTCTTCTGGAATTAGAGATGGGATAACCATAAATTGATGCATATAAGATAATTGACTTTGTGCTGGTTCTCCGCCTCTAAGTATTAAATGATCTACATTATGTGCTCTGTATATATTTAATTTCTGATCTTCTGTAACTGTAGGACCTATAGCAGAAATTTCTCTATCTGCATCTTCTAAACGCTTTAATGCTTTTAAATCTACTACTTTAGAACCTGTTTTAGGATCTGTTATATATGGTAACCATGTCATCGCTACTCTATCTCCTTCATATAATATCTTACTTAAATCATTCGGGTTTAAAGTAACTCCAGTTCCAACAGAAGCTCCTGAAATATCTACTAAAGAACCTAATCCTCCGTTAGTAATTATATCAGATAAATAATTCTCATTTAATACTTCTCCTTTAGCTCCTATTAATGGTCTAATACTAGCTTTAGCATCAAAAGAATATTTATCTCCTACATTTACTACATATTTCTGATTTTTAGGATCTGATACATAACTCATTAGAGGGTTAATATCAGTTAATCCTCCTTTACCTCCAGAACCACTTCCTGATTTACCTTCTATATTCTCATCTTTTAATGATTGGGAATAAGAGTGATCAGTTCCGAAGATGAGGATATTTTTAATACTTTCTATAGCATTTTCTCTAGGATCTCCAGTATTATTAATAGCAGCTCTTGCGATTAAAGTATTTCTAGATTGTTGATCTAAATTATTCCATATGTAATTTAAAGCAAGATTAGCATTTTTTCTTTGTGTAGCAACTTCCTCAGTTAATTTAAAAGTTCCGTCAGGAGCGGTATTTAACTTCTCACTTACAATAGCTTGTAATCCTTTTTCTAATTGATTAGCTCTAGCTTTATCAAAGTAATAATCAGAAGATTGTTTTTCTACTCCTATAGATTTAACAACCTCCTCTATTCGTTTACTTATATCATTTATATTTAAACTTCCAGCAACCGTTTGAGATAAGCTGTTATCAAATATATAAGCTTTACTATTATTCCTTAGAGTTAAGAGATCATTATTAGTTAATACTCTATACTCTTCTCTACTTTCTGAGTATTGATCTGGAGTAATCATAACAAGTTCTCCATTAGAGTTTTGTGCGAATAAATTTCCAGAATAATCTATTGCCGCTTCTGAAAGTGTCCCTTTAGATAGTGCATGTTCTTTTGCTTGATCAAATATCTGTTTATTATTCTGAATCTCATTTAATCTAGATACTAATCCTGTATATTGTCTAACGCTAATAGGTTGTCCTAAAAGATCTGTATCAGCAAAGATATTACCAACTTGTTCTGCGAAATAATTAACTTCATTAGTTAATCCTTTACCAACCATTTGACCTATAATATCTTTTAACTGTTTCTGAGAATTATCAATCTTAGTATCACCAGATTTAGCAGAAGAATTAGCTACAGCTGATGTCCCTTCTTCTCTTCCAATAGGTTGAAAGAAAGGAGAATACCCAACCCACGGGGCCAGTTGTCCTCCTTCTTGAAATTTTTTAATATTTAACTTCATATTATTTCTTAATTATTCCTCCGAATCTAAATACTTTAGGATATTGTCCAGATAATCCTAATTTTTGTAAATCTATACTCCTCTTTAATCCTTTAAGTTGTAACTCTTTTTGAGCGTTAATAATATTTTTATATTCTGGATCTAAGAATAATTTAGTAGGATCTTTCTTATATTCTTCTTTCTGATATAATGCGTCTAATCTCCTCTGTAAATCTGATGCAGTAATAGAATCCTCTGTAGATAACCTAGCATTTTTATATTGAGAATCTAAGAGTTGTTCATTTACTTTTCTAGCATTATTTGTATTTATATACTGCTTAGTTTGTTCTGTTACATCATGTAAGAATGTATCCCAGATATTAGTATTTTGTCCTATCTTCTGAGCTTTTAAATTCGCTAAAGTATTTAAATACTCTGTAGTAGCTAAACGATTTCTATTTGCAGCTTCCTCTCTTCTCATTAAATTATTAGCATTAACTTGAAATGCTTTTTCTCTAGACTGTTGTATAGCTTGTTCATTTGCTAAATCTCCTTGCAATCTTGCTTCTGCTGCATTTTTAGCTACTTCTAAATTGTATGCTAATTGTCTATCAGCATCTGAGGTTAGAGGTGTTCTAGTTAATCCTTCTAAATTTGCTGCTTGTTTATAATAAGCTTGTCTAACCCCTTCATTTCCTTGAATAGAATAATTTAAATCTGTAGGGAGATTTATTAAAGAAGGTCTTAGATCTTTTTTTAATGTTTTATATATCTTATTATTAGCTGCTGTTTTTTGTATAGCAGAAGCTAAGGAAGATATAGTAGTTAGAGGAATACTTCCTAATGACGATTTAGTTGGAAGATAATTTTGAGATTCAATATTAGAACCAGTTAAAGATTTAGTGATAGGAGTATTTAAAGAAGGTTTATTCATTGGTTTTAAATTAAAATCAAAAGTATTATTATTTAAAACTCCGGAATCAATTCTTCTTATTCTAGAAGGCGACTTTCTAGTTACAACAACTTCTTCTAATATGTTAGTAGGTGTAACTCCTCCATCTTGGTATTTAATAACTCCCCCATTTTTAAATTCCTTAACTTTTTTATTTGCTTCAATCCATTCTTTAGAGCCTAATTCATATTTATCTCTTTCTTTAAGAAGTTTATTTCGAATAAAAAAGTAGTCTAAAGTACCTCCATCCTTATGTTTTTTAGGTAATCTATCTCCTATATCTTTACTTTTCTTCTTACTTATTGTTTTCTTTTTAGAGAAATGTTTAGATGCGGCTTGATATTCTTGAGCGTTTATACGTTTTCTTAACGCTGCGTCCTCTTCTGCTTTAATTAAGAGATTTAATATTCTTTCGTCGTTTTGATTACTAACACTTTCATTCGGAGTTGTAACTATTCTAGATAAATTTTTATTTTCTTCTTTATATCCTAATTCGTTACGTCTTTTTGTTTCCTGACCTTTTAAATATGCTAATTGTCTACGTTTTTTAGCTTCTTCTAGTTTTTGCTTATTTTTAGCTATTTCTGCCTTTCCTTCATTGCTGTAAATATAAATTTTATCTCGTGCCTTTTTTACATCAGATTTAGTCATTCTACTAGCTCTTCCAGAAGGTTCTGCTAAACGACGCGTTGTTCCGAAAGGTGTAAATTGCATTTGTTCTAGTATAGAACTATTTAATTCCGCATCTGTAGGTCCTTTTGTTGGATTTACAACATTATGTATTAATTGCTCTTTTTGCTCAAGTATTTCAGATCTGGGAGCTCTTAAATTAATTTTTCCAGGAGCTTTTTCAGTTAATTTTCCGTGATATACTACAGTAGGAGTACCTGAAATTTGTCCGAGATAAATATTATTATCCTCTAATTGTTTCTGAATATTACCACGTCTATAATAAGCCTGTTCTGCTACTAATCCTTTCTGGAAGGATGAAAGTTTATTATTCTTAATCTTATCTAAAGTTTCTGGCGTTAATTCTCTTCCAGCTACTTTAGTTTCTTTTACTTTTCCAACTCCACGTGTGAAAGGATTATACCATTTACCTTTAGGTATTTTTATATTACTTAAATCCTCATCAGTTAAATCCGTATATTGAGATTTTAATTTAGTCTTGACAGTAGTTAATTTATCCTCTGTCGACATCTTATTAAATCCCTCTACCTCATTATTCTTAAATAAAACTTCTTTAGTTTTACCGTTAACATTAACTTCTAGAGGTTTAGATAATTCTCCTGCACCAGCTTTTTGAGTATATAACTTCTTCCCAGCAATATTTCTACTAATACCTGTTACAGCATTTAACCCATTAGCTAATAATCTCCAATCATTTATAGTTAATTCCTCCCCAGACATTACTTTACCTAAAGCAGTAAGAGAAGTTCCTAATCCTAATGCAGTGAATGCTTTACGTAGTATTGGAGCTGCTGTTTTTATTGCTTTAGTTACTTTAGCTCCTTTAGCTATTGTTCCTAATCCGGGAATTAATGTTGCTGCATCCATTCCTAGATTTAGTATTAAATTCCCAGTATCACTCCATGACCAATCATCGTCACGTTTATAATCAGCGATGGCAGTAGAAATTGTAGATCCTAATCCCGTTGCAGCTCCTACAGCATTTCCTACTCCTAACGCAGCAGTAGAAGCTAAACCTGCTACATCTAATGCTAATGCTGTTAAATCTGCTTTATCTGCTGCACTTAATGATTCTCCAGAGAATACGTCTGACATGGAAGCAGATTGTTTATCTTGTAGATCTGAGGAAATTGAATTTCTTAATATTCCACCTTCTTGATACATTCCTACTCCACTTGGTATATATCCGGTACCTGCATAGTTACTCATTGGAGCATATTTTAATCCTAAAAATGGTTTAATCTCGTTATCATATAAGCCATATTTAGAATATAAATCAGCCAAAAACTTACTTCCCAAGGTTAAATCTCTCCCTTCAACTGGATTAACATTAAGTTTATTTAAATTAATAGAGGAAATTCCCGGATAGTTTGATGTCGGACTAAATTGTAAATAACCTTGGTTATATTTAAATTCTCCAGGAATTATATCTCCTGTTTTCTTATTAATAGCATAAATACTTTTAGATTTATATGGCCTTCCAGTATTTAAATAACTCTCAACATTTTGAGGATTATTTATTCCAATAAATTCATAATCTTCAACCGCTTGATTATCTCCTATATAAGGATTAAAATAATCAATCCCATATTCTTCTCCTTCCGGAAGATTTAATAACTTAGCTAATTTATAATAAGCATTATAACTCTGTTCCTTATCCCAATCTTTTTTATATTTAATATTCTCAGCATTTTTTCTCCAACTATATACTTCTGGATTATATACATCATTTAAATATTTAACATTACTTCCTACATAATCCTTAATCTTTTCATAGGGTATATAATCAGTATCATACCATCCAGATTTTAACATATATGTAGCTGGGTTAGATTCAAACGGAAAATAGCCTCTTAATCCCACAAGATTCCCAGAAGAATCTATTTCTCTTAACCCTTCTTTAGTAGCTACTATATTTTTTCCGTTAAAATTATAACTTAGAGGAGAGTTTTCTGGTAGATTATTTACTTTCCTTATTTCATCTTCTTCTTTCTTAATTTGTTCTTCGGATTTAGTAGATCCTTGAGTAGAAGAATTTTGTTGATTTGAATCTCCAAAAATATATTTCCATATATAATCACCAAAACGCTGATTATTCTTCTGTTCTTCCCAATCAAATTCTGAATTAGGATCCCCATTTCTACCTTGAGATAAATCTTCTATAAATTGATCGTACTCCTGTATAGATTTAAAAGGAAGATTCTCATATCCCTTAAATGGAGTTTTATCTTCTGATGATAAATACTCATAAAATCTTCCTCTATTATTTTCTAAAGCCCTAATTACATCATCAATCCTTTCAGAAGTATTTTTCCTATTATATACTTCCTGATTAATCTTTCCTCCCCATACGGAATTAATTAATTCTCTAGGATTCCATGATACATCTATTTTATTAGGTTCTTGTAAAGTATTAGAGTATTCAGTAAGATTTAAAAAGTTATTATCTATAGCTTTAGCTAAATAATCACTACTATATTTATCACCTAAATTAAATCCTTCTGAGTTGTTATATTTAATATCAAATCCACTTGGAGTACTATTAATCTCTTGTATATCACCTTTACTTAGAGCGTCTAAAAATCTATTATAAGAAGCATCTACTCCAGATCCTCTTCTTCTATAAGAGTTTTTTAAACTTCGGGAGTCATCAGAACTAACCCAATTCTGGAGTTTTTCTTTAGCTTCTTTTATATCGTATTTTTTGCCGTTAATAGTAATTGTCTTTGTTTCTTGCTCTTTTTTATTATAAAGGTCTTGTAATTCTTGCTTCCTTTTATTATATTCTTCTATATTTGAAGGAGATTTACCTCCAGTTTCAAATTTAGGAACTTGTGCCATAGTTAATGATTAAAGTAAAAAATGGAGTATTATATTTAAATAATACCCCATCTAAGATAATTTATTGTCTTTTCTTTACTACTAATTTAGTACCTTTTCTCGCTAAAACAGGTTCAGTAGGAGCTTCTGCTTGAGCAGCTTGTCCCTGAGTCATTTCGACTAACGCTGAACATACCGCCAATGCAGCTTGACAATCCTGATTTTGAGTTGCCTGAGCAGCTAATTGAAGAATTTGCTGAAAGATTTGTTCTGGACTAGGTTGAGCCTGAGTAGCAGGTTCTGTGGGCATAGTTCCGCCCTCTTGTAAGATTTTTACTTTAAATTTTTCGTTTACTTTCATTTCTTTAATATTTAACGTTAAACTTGTACAAAGTTAGGATTTTGTATATAAAAATCCTATTGTTTGGTAGTGGATAATAATTCTGAATTATTTACCACCTTTTGAGCCTTTACCTTTGGATTTACTTTTTGATTTGCAAGCCATAGTGTTTAAGATTTAAATTTGTTAGATATATAATTATTTACCTCATCTACTCTATTTAACCATCCCTTTAAAAATTTATTCTGTGACGGTTTTCTATCTACAATTGCTTGATAATACTCTTTTCTCTGAGAAATAAATTCTTGCAATAAACTCCTCGAATTACATAAATTAGCCAGTCTAATTGTAGTAGGTCCAATTTTCCCATCCACATTCAAAGAATGTCCTAAATTTAAAATAGCTTTTTGGAGACATTTAACACCATTAGAGACACCCGCATTAACTGCATGATCTAATAGATGGGCAGAGATATAAATGTTGCTTATATCGTCTATTTTATATTTGTTATAAAATTGATCTGCATAGAATTGTTCTACTAAATCTTCTAATTCTTTAACTGTTGTTATTATTTGTCCTCTTTTTAAAGGTTTGAATTTATCAATGATCTTCCATCCTTCCCATTTAGGGAAATTAACTCTGGATATTCCACAGTATGTCTCCTTCCCGAAGTCGTCAGGGTCAAATACATAACCTCCCTCGTTTCTTAAGATCATTGATATGAGAATATGAGATTTATTTAACATTTGATTTTAAATCATTTTTATTGTTGCAGATTTAACACTTTCTTTATTCTTATCTCCTAGTTCTTTATGTAGTAATTTTACTTCGTGATTAAGTCTCTCGATTTCTTCCTGCATCTTATGTAACATTTCATCATGTTCTTCTATTTTCTTTTGATTAAATAATACCGCTTGACCGATTGCTTCTAAGTCGAAGGTATAAACATTCTTCACACATCCAGTTTCTGAATCCTTAGCGTTTGATTTCATTATAGTTATCCAATTATTATTTATTAAATTCTTTTCAATTCTTTTATATGTTGAAAAACTAGTATTTAATATATTTGACATTTCTAAAGGAGTAGATGAAATAGTTCCTCTTCCACTATTTTTATTCATCATTCGTTCCTGAAAAGCTATTAAAGCGCATTTTTCTTTAAAAGGAATTTCTTTACTTTTCATAAATTCGAATGTATACATTTCAAATCCTTTATTATATAAAGAACTGTTTTTATTAAATACATAAGTATTACACTTTTTTTCTCCTTTTATTATTTTAATATGATTCTCTTCCTCTAATATACTTAAATACTTCTGAATTGTTGGTATACTTAAATTAGTTTCTCCTTGAAGAGTTCTTAAAGACACAAAAGTAGAGTATGTATCTTTATTCATATATCTTCTTAAATAAGCATATAGGCCAAGTATTTGATAATCTATTTGTCCTTTACATAATCCATGAGGAACTTGTACGTGTTGAGGTAATGTATTTAATTTTTCTTTTTTATTATTCATATTTATATTTTTGACTGTTAAATTATTTAAACAGTCACGAATATAATAAATTATAATAATATATACAAATAAAATTAGAAAAATTTCATATTCAATTTTTGTACAGAAAAATTCAAATTTTTAACACCTCTCATATAAAATTCGGACTTAAAGTTCACTTTCATTAGTTGTACTTTCAACTATCGACCAAATTTTATACTATACTATATATATAATCGCTTCGCAATTGAACTAGAT